TATATTATTATTTATATTATTATTTATATTGTATCAGTTTCCGTAGGAAACTGATACACGCGTTAGTTTCCTACGGAAACTAACAGCGCTATTATAATATATTAGTAACACTAGTTACATAGTTGCTTTTACTATAAAGGTGGAGAGTATTATGTTACGATTATAAATAATTAATAAATAGAGTAGTATATGTTACATAGTTCTAGTCCATTACAAATGTGGAGACAAAATTGTTACGTCTGATAGTTTACACAGTCGTATATGATTGATAAAATAAACAAGTAATAAATAATTAGAAAGAGGTAATTAAAATTGAATAAAGGAAAAGTAAGATTACATTATATAGGTGGTGAACCCGGCACAGGTAAAAGTACTTATCTATTAAACTTGGCTCGTAAATTAAACAATGATATCATAACGATAACTCCAACACATGCTTCGGCAAATCGATTACGTAATGAGATAGATCGTTTGATCAAGTCAAAGAATAATTTTAATGAAGTAAATAAATGGATGTCTTTAAAGAAAAAGATAAACGTTCAGCACGGATATAAAGATGAACCTATCGTATTCATTGATGAGTTTGGATATTTAACCGAAACGATATTCCAATCATTACTCGTTGACATTCATGATAGTCCGCATGCTTATGTAGACGTCTACGTGTTTGGAGATATTAAGCAGCTTCCTGCAATTAGAGGTATATCACCACTTGAAAGACTGTTTCGTTATAATATGCAAGAATGGTCAGTTCCTTTTTATGAAGGAGTATTTACTAAATTATATGGATCATTAGATGAAGGAGATATGGCTGTTCCTGGAAAATGGAAACATTTCATTCAGTCAATCGATTACAAAATATTACATGATAATTATAGATTAATGAATAATGATTATAAAAGCTTCTCTTTTGATTTCATATATGATTTAATAAATAAATCTATCGTTGCTGAAGATTATTCTAATGATATCATTAGACTATTTAAAGATGATTTCATATTCTTAACGCCTACGCATGAACGCGGACAAATTATTGATGAAGTAATCTTTAATGCATTAGATAATCCTAATGACATGCCATTCTTACGTATGGGTAAAGAGGTTTATTTGAATCCAAAGAACAAACGATTTGAAGATTATAAGAATATTTATCCTTCATTAAAGAGTACCTATGATTCTCAAATAAATATGCGAATGCTTACTTACTCTGCCTATTTGACTGTTAATTATATGCAAGGTAGTGAATCAAATAATGTGGCATATTTCTTAGGTAATAAAGAGATACCAAAAAGTAGACGTTCTCATTATAGTATTAATAATTTCTACACAGCTATCACACGAGGTAGGAAACAGTTTCAATTAGTAGGAGATAAGAATATCTTTTATGAAATGTTAGAGATTTATCCTGAGGAGCCCCAATCATATTTTCTCCCAAGTATTAAAAGAGATTCATATAAAGCTACAGCAGAAGGAATCATATTGAAAAAGATAGATCCTTATAAAGCATATGAGGCCTATGTAGATATCTTTACGAATAAATTAAATGAAACATTTAATGAACGATTCATGTTAGATATGTTTAATGAAGACGAGTATCAAAAAATGTTTAAAAATTCATTAGGGAAAATAGATAAAGAACAAAGTGTCTACACAATATTGAAAAAAATGATTGCGAATGACGCTGAAGCTATTGTATTAATAGAAAAACGTATTAGTGAATTACGTCGAAGACCTAAACGAGGTAAAATTAAAAACTTGGTTGCTTCAATGACTGAAGAGGAGAAGGATGCAGTAAGAAAAGATTTAGATCCCAAGGTCTTAACTAAGGTTCAATTCCACGAGAAGTATGGATTTCATAAACATAGAATTAAAGATTACTTATAATAATAGTATGAGCCTCATATTTTTTCTAATTTATGTTTACACATTAAAAGTCATTGATATAATATAAACATAAATTAATAGGAAAGAGGTAAATGAATTGGAAGTTATGTTCTACTCACCACGAGAAAGTAAACAATATGCGGCTCACCTATGCTATAAGTTAGGAATTAAGTATACGATAGCAAAAAAGATAGCTGAAAATAGTACGGCAATGCAATCATTATTCGATGCTTATCGTACAGGAGACGAAGCTGATTATGATGATGCTTGGAATAATTTGAAAGAGATCGATGGAATTGGCCCTAAACGTTCTACTCTTTATTTGGAAAAATATTTTGAAGACCCTTATCGTTCGATCAATTGGGAAATGTTCAATATCCTTCAAAAGTATCAACAAGTAACAGGTTGGACAGAAAATAGAATGTATGATTTAGCTAGACGAATTGATGATCCTTCTAAAATTTGGTTAGTCTATCTTAACGATGAATCTATTACATTACCAATTGCTATTGAAATTTATAAGATGACAACGAAAGATGAGCCTTATCTTCAGTCACAAACGATTCAATACTTTACGCAATACACAGATCTTAAAGCAAGTCAATTCCAACATAATAATTTAACTTCACCCAAGTTCTTATTCAACAAAGATTTAAATGAACAATATAAATTATTTATGGAAATTGAAGATGTCGTAATGCTAAGAGAGACTGCGGAAGATTACGTTGCTATCTTAAAGTTTATGAGAGAAAATAAGAATGAAACTTTAGAACTTAGTCTTAATGATATTGATATTTCAGATTTTGGAGAAGATCAAGTCGTAGCTTTTGAAAAATTAAAAGATAAACGAGTAATGTTGCTTACAGGTTATGCAGGCACTGGTAAAACTTATATGCTTGATAAATATATATCTGCATTGGCAGGACATAGAATTTATGCTTGTGCTTTAGCGGGTAAAGCTGTAAAGAACTTTGTTGATGCAATGTCAGTAGAGAGCATGAGAAAGATTAATCAATCGACTATCGCAGGATTGCGTTACGTTCCAACTTATAAAGATTATTTTTCTAAATCGTCAGTCGTTATCGTCGATGAAGCAAGTATGATTTCAATGTCAGACTTAGCTTATATTATTCGATTAATGAATGAAGATACGAAATTAATTTTGATCGGAGATATTAATCAATTGCCAGCGATTCAATTGGATGTTCTTAATTGGCTCGTTAGTGATAATGAATTAGAAAAGGTAACTCTTGATATTCCTAAACGACAAGCTGCAGACTCAGGTATCTTTAAGGATAGTATGTCTATCATTAATAAAGAGATCCCAGCTTTTGACACTGAAGAAAGTCAAGCTCGTATAGGACAAACATATGTTCAACAGATCATTGCTGAAAATATGGATGCAGATATTTTCTTGACGACAACGAATCAAGTTAAAGATACGATCAATAACATTAAAGCTGAAGAGGTTCGTCAAATTCCAAATCATGCTGTTTTTCAAAATAAGATTTATAAAGAGACAGTTGATTTTCATGAAGGCTATCAAATTATGATTGGAAAAAATAATGTTGACACAGGTTTAATGAACGGAGATATTTTCGTTATTAATTACGAAGGTCATTTAGTAGATCCTTATACTTTAGAAGCTGCAAAAGATTTAGATGGGAAAATCTTAAAGATTGGGGAAAATCGTGATTATCCTGATGCAGGCTTTGGAGGTAACACAAAAATATTGGATACGACTGCTCATAATGTTCAAATGGCATTTGCTATCACTACCCATAAGAGTCAAGGTAGTACAATGAATAAAGGTGTAACTGTTATGGGTCCTGGACCATTAGCAACAAGAAATCTTTTATACACTGCAATCACTCGTTTTAAAGAGAAACATGTTTTATATTTACCTGATCGTGCATTGTTGGAACAAATCTTACAAACTGGTGTTCAATATCAAAAATTAAGCAAAGATGAACAAGATATTTTGATCAAGAAAGTTGAACAAGAAAATGAAAAACAGGAGGAAGAAAATGAATAATTATTTTAGAATTGGAGACGTAGTAAAAATAATTGGACATGCAAATGATGAAAGCTATTATCATGTAGGCGCATTGCTTTATAATTATGGTGAAATAATTGAACTTCACAAAAACGACGATTTTGCGAAGTTGAAGATGGAAAATGGAGAAGAAATAGTTTTAAATGTTCGTTGTCTTGAAAAAATGAATTTTCCAATGGTTGATGATAAACATAAAATTGCTTTTATCATGTATCCTGAAGAAGGAAAGAAAAATGAAGCTGGTGTGGCAATTAGTATGTCAATTTGCTATAAATTATTCAAAGTGAATAATACTTCACAACTTGATTTTATCGTTTCCAAAATAAAAGATAAATATTTAACAGGATCAAAATTATTATTTAACGTCTCATTACTTGACTCGGAGAAATCTGAAGACTTATTTTATTATGAAAATGGGTTTAAACCTACAGACGATCAATTGATCAGTTTTCTTGCTGAAAAAATAAAAGAGGAGCAAAAAGGTGTGGAAGATAAGATACGAAATAGAAGTTTTCATTGAGACAATTTTTTGTATGATTGTTTTATTATTTGATGTAATTGCATATTATATAAAAAAGTTAAAGAGATAGGTTTACACTAACCTATCTTTTTTATATAATATAAACATAAAATTAAAGCAAAAGAGGTTAAGAAAATGCAAATGAATTTATCAGTATACGAAAAACTAATTAAGAAGGACGATGTCGGAAAATACTTCTTAATTGATTCAGATAGATATAAAACTTGGATAAGCGGATGTTCTAGACTTGATGCTTATCGCATGCTAATCAACACAGGTTTCATTAATGAAAATCGTGCTTGGGTGTTTGGAATTGAAAATTACGTTGAGCTCGTTGATCGTATTTTAGATGGCAGCTTAGAGATTGGACGATTTCGTTTTTATCGTGTGTCAGAGTCAACTGAGACTCTTGAAGAACAATTAAGAATTGAAAGGAGAAAATGTTGGGAGGTTAAAGAGAGATGAAAACAGTTCGCGTTGGTTCATTAGATATAAATATTTCGGATCATAGCATTCAAAGGTATCGTGAAAGAATTATGTCTCATAGACACTGGAATGATGACGAACCCAAATCGGAAACAATGAAAAAAATTAGGAGAGAAATTGATCCTAGGAACGTTTTAAAGGTAGTAAATTATGGAGAGAAATATAAGTTCATTTTTACTAAAAAACATACGGAATTTCGTTTCGAAAGAAGTAATGATAGAACATGTTGGATTCTTGTTACATGTGTTCGTTTCGTTCGTTTAATGGAGTCTGAGGAACCTATTGATATTAGTCAGATTAAACGAGGTCATATTTATGGCATTCGCACTGCGATTAAAATTCGTGAAAAGAAAAAGTTAGAATATGAAAAAGGTTTGATCGGCCGAAAAGAAATTGAAGAAACTATCTTTGACGATGAATATAAGGAGGAAGATTTATAATGGCGAAAATGACTGTATGGGTAGGAGAACAAGATTTTTTAATTGGATCAAAAGTTGTTGCGATTAATAGTGATTTTAAAACTTTACAGGCAGGCAAAGAATATGACATAATTGATATTGATGAAACAAATAATCAAATAGAACTTGAAGGTTTTGGTTGGATTAATGCAAAATATTTTATGCTTAGTAAAAACGATACTTCTCTTGAAAAAATTAATGATGCTCGCGATAAGATGTTTGAATATGAAGATGAATATCTTAAATACTTAGCAAAGGTTGATATTTATCGCAATTTATTAAATGAAGCAAAAGCTAAAATGGATGATTTGCAAAATAAACATTTAAAAGCAAAAGAAGAATATTATGATATGATTAAAGAGGCTCAGGAGGCAATGATAAAATGAAATGGTTTGATATTTTAGAAGAGGTTGAAAATGCAAAAGGAAAAGAAAAAGTTGAAGTATTGAAAAAATATAGTAATGATTCATTGTTGCCTGATATTTTAAATTTCATTTATAATCCCCGTATCGTTACAGGAATTAGCAAAAAGAAAATGGGTAAAGAAATTGAAACATATGAAATTAAAATTGATCAAACCAACGAACGTGTATTAGCAATTATGGAATATTTAATTGAGCACAACACAGGAAAAGATGAAGACATTTCAACAGTAAAATCGCTTATTGAAAGCACAGACGATATGAAAGAACGTCAATACTTAGAATCATTGGTAATTAAAGATATGCCAATAGGAATTAGTGCTACTTCAGTTAATAAAGTATGGAAGAAATTAATTCCTGTTTTTAAATTACAAAAAGGTCAATTATTCGAAGGTGAATTTGAAGGTGTTCAAGCTGTATCTCTTAAACTTGATGGAAATAGCGCAACTGTTTTTAATTTAGAAGATAAATCTTTTATGCTATCTCGTTCAGGAGCTATTATAGAAGGATTTGATCATATCTTAAAATATTATCGTGAAAATCTTCCAAAAGGCTTCGTTTATCAAGGGGAACTAATTGCGAAAAATTATCATAAAATGGGTCATGGTGAATTATTCCGTTATTCAAATGGAATCACAAATAGTAAGAAGGATGATGAAAAAGAAAATTTACAACACATTATCTTTGATGTAATTGACGAGGTATCTTTTGAAAAAGGAAAATCATATATACCTTATATTGCACGACTTGATCAACTTAAAGATTATAATATTAAGACTTATGATCCATATGGAGATTCTTTTAATGAAGTTGAAATTGTTCCATTCTATGCATTCACAGATGACATTGATTTAATTATGTCTTTGGCAAAAGAGACAATCAATAATAATTTAGAAGGACTAATGATTTGTAAGGCAAGCTCAATTTATAAAAAAGGTAAACAAAAATGGCTGCAAAAAATCAAAGAATTTCAGACATTAGATCTTGAAGTAATTGATCTAAAAGAACATGTTCGTGGTGGGAAAGTTGGATCATTGGTAGTAAATTATCATGGAGGAGAAGTCAATGTCGGAGGTATAAAAGATGAAGATCGTATCAAATGGTGGAACGAACCAAACACTATCATTGGAAAGATTGTTGAAGTTAAATTTTTCAGAGAGACAACTGACAAATTTGGAAACAAATCTCTTCGCTTCCCAACATTCGTTAGAGTCAGAGACGACAAATTTGAGGAGAGCTATGAATGAAAAATAAAAATGTTTACATTGTCGATGTAATGAATAAAGGATATAAATGGGAAAAATGGTGTGTCGTAACTTCTTATGGCACTGCCATTATGGTAAGAGATCATTTAAGGTCTCGTAACATTTATAAAGACGTTCGTATAGAAACTTTAGAGTTAGACAACACCCATTTAAAAATTAATGAATAACATAATATGTTTTTAACTCTCTTAAATGAGACCTTATGCAACATTCTTTGATGAAATAGAACAAAATATTCGTATAGAAAGAGAAGGTAAACTGTATGAAAAATTTTAGTGCAGCCATGAAACGCGAATTTAATTATTTGATGAAGAATAGCAAACTTAGTGATTGGGCAAATAATAATTTTACTCCTTGGCAAATTGAAAAATTATATGAGGCTCGTGAAGCAAAAATTGATGGAGAAAAGACAGCAAGTGGAATGGAGGCTATTATTAAACATGGAAGAAAGTGAAATTGAATTAAAATATGGAGATCGTTTTTATATAAGCGAAGGCGAAGAAAATCTAACAATTGAAATCACCGATGAAAGTGGTATTTACATTAGTAAAGGATATGTCACAGTTGAACAAGCAGAAGAAATGGTTAAAGCCTTACAAGAAAAAATTGACCTATTAAAGAAAGGAAGACGAAAAGTTGGAAAAAGACGTAAGTAGATTTAAGATTTTTTATCCTAATAATGAATGGGTTGCTGTAATGGCGACAAATGACGAAATTTTTGATGCTTTTCAGAAAAAGGATGCAGTAATGCAATTTAAGAACGCTTTAAACGAAAATGTCTTTGTTGACTTCAGTAAAGTTCTTTTTATCATTAATACGACCCGATAAGGCCTCTAAATGAATCCTATCTAAAAGTAAGATATTTACAACGAATAAAATTCAGATTTTATTCTATAAATAATGCATAATATGTAGATGAATCTATTTACATATTATGCTTTTTAATTTATAATAAACCATATAATCAAACAACTAATAAAGAAAGAGGTTTATAACATGACAACATTACAATCAAACAACGAATATTTCTTTCCACCAATTAAAAATCCTTTTAATACGGAGGAGGAATTTAGAGAGGAGAAAAGAAAAACTCAAGAGATATTTGATTCTCTAGATATTGAAGATAGCCTTCAATCAATTCAAAGCGATTATTACGGAGAAAAACTTACGTGGTTAGAACAATTAGAATATGAATATATTTAAATTAAAAAATATCTATTACGAAAGTGATAGATATTTTTTTACAAACTTCTTCATTTATTTCACAAAATATAGAATAAAATTGTTTACATATTGTGCTTTATTAGTTATAATTAATATATAATAAATAAACAAATGAAAGAAGGAATTTAAAATGACAAAAGAAAAAGAACTAATGAACGAATTGATTAAATTGGTAAAGGACAATGGTTTTTATCTTAGTGAAAAAGAAATTAATGAAGCTAAAAAATACGATGTAGAACTTTTTATTTGCCAAACACCTGAAAATGATGGAGGATGGACAAAAGATGTTTCAGAAGTATTTTCACTTGAAGATTGTGAAAAATTTCATTCATTATGTAAAGAATTAAATATTTTAACCCCTTGGGTAGTTATTGTTGATGAATTATAAAAATTATAAAATAGGGATTTAATCCCTATTTTTTTTTTTGCTTATTTTACATAAAAAGTTTACATATTTTTATATGATGATATAATATAAAGGAATTATATAAAAGAAAGAGGTATTAGAATTGAATATTGCTGTTTTTATGGGCTCAAGATTTGGAGATAAAGCTATCTATAAAAGAGTGGCTAAGGAGACAGGACGTCTTATTGCTGAAAGTGGTAACACTCTCGTTTATGGTGGATCTGTTTCAGGTTTAATGGGCTCAGTCGCTAAAAGTACGAAAAAACATGGAGGAAAAGTTTTAGGCATTTATCCTAAAGATCATTTTGAAGATGAACTCCCATTATATGACGTTGATGAATTTATTGAGGTTGAAAACATGGATGAAAGAAAACGACTTTTGATTGATAAAGCCGATACTTATATCATTCTTCCTGGAGGCACAGGAACATTAGAGGAGTTCGCACAATTAGTATGTGAAATGGTAATAGGTCTTACAACTTGGAAGACAATTTACATTATGAACACTGATGGATATTACGATGGATTAATTACGCAATTAGTAAGATTCATTGATGATGGCTTTTCTGATTTTGATCACCTTAGTGATAACATTTTTGTCGCTGAAGATATTGAAGAAATCTTCAATGACTTGAAAAAATAATAGGAGGAATTTGAATGAAATTTAAAGAAAAAGATTTAGTGAGAGTGGATTTAGGTGGAGAAATTAAGCGCGTAGGTAGAATTGATGAATTTGATCCTGAAGATCAGCATTTTCCTTTTGCAATTGATTTTCCTAAACGATTAGATGAAGATAATTATTCAAAAGATTGTGGTTGGTACAGTGAATGGGACATTGAAGAAATTAAAAATGAATTGAATGTTTATCTTGCAGGCCCTTTCTTCTCTGAAAAACAAGTTGAAATCGTTAAAGAATTACGTAAAGCCTTAGAAGAAAATGATACTATTGGCGAAGTTTTTGTTCCTATGGAGCATCAAATGAACGATGGTGAATTAGAAGAATTTACTGCTCCTTGGGCACGTGAAGTTGCGAAAAATGATTACATTCATGTTCGTGAAGCTGATATTGTTGTCGCAATCGTTGATTTTGATGGTGAAGATATGGATTCAGGAACAGCAGTTGAAATTGGATATGCATATGCATTAGGCAAACCCGTATTTCTATATCACCGAAACGATCATAACATTATGGTGAATTTAATGGCGACTGAAGTTGCTCAAGCATATTTCACAGATGCACAACAGGTTAAAGAATATGATTTTAAAGAAATGAAACATATTCCTTTTACTGGAAATTATCGTTAATGTTAGGAGTCTTTTGACTCCTTTCTTTTAAAATAAATCATAATATCGTTTACACTAAGATGTGTACTTGATATAATATTAAAGTAAAAATTTATAAACGGAAGGAAATTCCAAATATGAGAGAAAAGGAGACTGGACCATTGATCACAATTGAAGCTCCAATTGGAGCAGGTAAGTCAACTCTTACCAAACTGTTATCAGATATCCTAGGTTCAACACCCGTCTACGAACCAATCGCAGACAATGAATTGCTTGACAAATTTTATGAAAGTAAGGAAAAATATGGATTCGTATTTCAAATTAGTATGATCTCCAAACGATTTGACCTTATCAAAAAAGGATTAGTACAACGCAATTCGGTGTTAGATCGATCAATTTATGGAGATCGTGTATTCGTTGATCTTTTAGTAAAACGAGGAGAAATTGATCCAATTTCTGCTAAAGTTTATTATGATCTTTTAGATACAATGCTTGAAGAATTGGAATACATTCCTTCAAAAACACCTGACTTAATGGTGTACATTCATTTGCCACTAGAATTAGAATTAGAACGAATTGAAAAACGTGGGCGCGATTTTGAGCAGCTTGACGCCGATCCAGGTTTGCTTGAATATTATACACAACACAATGAAATGTATAATGATTGGTTCATGAAATTTGACAAGTGTCCTAAATTGGTGATTGATGCAACGAAATACGATTTCGCCAATAATGAAGAAGATGCTAAAGAAGTTCTAGCTTTAATTCTAGCGAAGCTCGTTGAGGTAGGAGCTTTATCATTTAAAGAATGCGTAATTGCTTTTTGTAAATTAAACGGAGGAAATCCGAAAGAAACAGCAATTAATGCATATAACGCAGTTCAAACACAAATGAATGGTAATTTACCTTACCATGAATTATCGTCAATCTTTGACAATAAATTATTCACAATTGAAGAATTACAAAATTACATTGATCAAAAATAGAAAGAAAGAAGGAATTTATTTATATGGAAGCTACAGGACTTAAAGGAATTACTCGTAAAGAGATCTTAGGAAATATTAAAGAATTATTCACCGTTTCTTATTACAAAGAAGGCTTATCGAATTGGATGCCAATTACTAAGGTAGCAGCTTTAATTGGTTTTGCAATTATCATTGGAACAGGCCTACCACATGGTTTCGCTATTACGAATATCATTTCGATCATTTCAGGCTTAATTGGTTACACGTGTGTTTTAGCTATCACAAATGGCAAACGAATTAATGGTTTACTTGGTTTCATTTCTGCAATTGGTATCGGAGGAATGGCAATTCATGCTGGAAACCCAGCTGATGCAGTGATGCAGCTTGCTTATCTTCTTGCTCTTGACATTCCTGTGATTGTCTTTGGTCACCGTTGGACAAATGCAAAAATCAAGACGTTTGATAAAGGCGCATTAAAGATCATTTTAATCGTAGGCGTGATCGGTTTTGCGGCAATGTACTCAATGGATGCATTCTGGCTACACACTCCGCGTCCTATCTTAGACGCTTTCGGAGCCACGATTGGTTTCATTGGATCTGCATTAATGCTAGGTAAATATTCTACACAATATTTCTTCTGGAATTTCCAAGGAATTATGAGTATTGCTCTATGGGGTATGACAGCAATGCAAGGCGACGCCAACTGGGTGTTATTCGCAACTTATATGATGTACTTGATGAACTCAATGATCGGTGCATTCCATTCTCCTTGGTCTGAAGCACGTAAACAAAAACATTTAGAAAAATAAAAAGATAAAATGAACTCCACTTCGGTGGAGTTTTTAATGAAAGGAAAGAGACATGAAAGTTATCATATATTCAAGGAATAAATGTATGCAATGTAAAATGATGAAAAACTACTTCACTGGATTAAAAATACCTTTTCAAGAGGTAAATGTAGACGAGGATGAGGTAGGCATGAACGAATTAAAAATGTTAGGATTTCAATCAGTGCCTGTGACACATATAGTAAATGAAGAAGGTCACCATTGGATCAAAGGTTTTGCACCACATAAAGTTTCTAAATTATTGAAATTTTGAGGCAGTAAGTTTACACTTACTGTCTTTTTTGATATAATACTAAGGTAATTGAAGATTAAAAAGGAGAAATTGATATGGCATATGCTGGAAACTCTTTCTTCTTCGGAGAAATTGATGGAGTAACTTTAAAAGACTTAGGAAAATTAGATGCGTCCAAAACTTCTCTTGAAGATAGAAAGAAATGTTTGTCTGATCAATTAGACAGCACAAACTATTTCGTTGACTACTTAAGTCAATTTTATAAAGTAAATATTAATTCCAACGAAGCTCTTAGCGAAGACGTTGATATTTTTAAACGTTTGGAACAAATGGCTACATATTTATTGAAGTCAGACGAATCCAAGGCGATCGATCAAACAGAAAAGAAAGTTTATGTTTTTCATAATCGTCGTGAACGTTTTTCAAATTATATGAATCGTGAATCAGTTTCAATGAATCAAAATGGAAAAAGCATTAATATCGTCGATTCGGATAATATTGTTCATGCATTAATGGCGAAGAAGAAAAATAGTCGTAAACCAAAAATTCAAAAAATATTGCCTCAAGATTTAAAACGTAAAGATATTGTAGGAGAAGTTTTACGAGACTACCAAGTTTTTCTTGATTACATTGAACGAAAGCTGCATGAAGAACAAGATAAAAATTGGAGAAAATATTCTCGTCAACGCTATCTTGTTCAACAAGATATGATTGATGCAAAAAATATGTTAAGTGGAGTATGGGGTTTTAACATTTCAGTTAGTGAAAGCCATGTACCCGACTTAAATATATTTGATTTCACTGATTACGACACTGTTCGCTACTTATTGGATTATCCTTGTCCTAGTGTAGATTTTGAAGAAGAAATGTGGATAGTTTGGCAAGATTTCATGGAAACTGTCAAGAAAGCAGGATTGACTAAAGAGGAAGCAAAAATCGTTTGTTGTCTCCAACAAAATTGGAGGATTCAAGAAATTAGTGATGAATTAGGAATTAAATATGCTTCTCTATATCAAACTGTCATTCCAAGGATCGTTAAGAAAATTATGAAAGTTGGAAACAAATACGATTGCTTTGACCCTAAAGTTGAGGAAAAAGTAAAACGTCGTAAAATTAATGCGGGAAAAATTAAAGAATAGTTTACATTTCAAATGTCAATGATATAATATGAATATAAAAATTTAGCTCTAGTTTTTCTAGAGCTATTTTAAAGAAAGGAAATTGATTATGGCTTTTAAGTATGAAACCTATATCAATAGTAAAGAATGGTTGGAAAAAAGCGAACGATATTTGAAAGAATATCCAATTTGTGAAATTTGTCACAAGCATAAAGCCACGCAAGTACACCACACTAGCTATAAGAATATAGGAAAAGAAAAACGAAGAGATCTTTTAGGTGTTTGTGATCGTTGTCACACTCATTTACATTTACTTCCACCTAAAATCGAAGACAAAGTTAGATTAGTAAAAGCTGAAAAATTGATCGAGACTTTCATTCAGTATCCCGCATTAAAAACTTTGGCCTTTAATGAACTAATGGAAAAGTATTATCCAGGAGAAAATTACATGATCGATTTAGCTTCAAGAGTTTGTGACGACACAGCTTTCTTTATGCAAAACGTCATGGAAATGTTAGATGCTGACAGTGAAGAAAAAGGCACAGATTTAATTGAGGAATTATCTCGTATCGTTTACTTGCTTAAAATGAAAGCGGGTAAAAATAAAATGCTTCATGATAAAGAAAAAGCTGAACGCAAACGTAAGTATGAAAATGGTGATTATGATTACATGTTCACTACGACAACGACAGATAAGGTAAAACAAACTGTTGATGAAGTAATTAAAAACAGACGTAAGAATTTTTGCTTAAGCGAACTTGCAAGTCGCCCAATTTTAGGTGAAGCAATGCGATGGGCAAATATAACTTTTTACGAAGGGCAAATGTTCTTTAAACGTTCAGGTATTGTTACTAGTGCTCAATTTTATCTTGAAGCCGTAAAGAAAGGTTTTGATCAAGATTTATTTGAACATTTAGGAGGTACACTTAACGATTTAGTTGGTGATGTTGATGCTTGAAATAATTAAAGATTTTTTAAACTGGAGAAAAAGCAATAGGAGTAAAGAAAATGCCATGAATATTTTTAGAGATATTCGTGGCACTGAACTCAAAGAATTGCAAGATACATTAGATGGAATTTATCCTGATATTTCAAATGTAATTAATAAGCAACTTGATTCAAAAATAGGATGTATAAACATTAATGTAAATGTTCCTATATATTCTCCTTTTAAAAAGGAAGAAAAAGATGTTCAATTAATGTTGCCTACTTACCCGCCAGAGAAAAAGATAGAAAAATTAATCGTTCAAGTATCTCTTGAGACTATTGAATATTATGACAAGAAAGCAAGAGATTTATATCCTTATAACGAAGATCAAAGATTATTATATTTTATAATGAAAATATTTCGTAAGCCTTTACCACCAGGATATGGCTTTGATATTCATTCTCTTGAGAAGAAAATTTCCGATCAGGTATTAGGTAGTGTTTTCTTTATGATTAATGTTGTTCCTTATGAGGAACAACAAGTAAGTTTTTATGAGGATGGAAAATTGAGAAGAACTTTCAATAAAGTACCCAAAGGAGTAATTGTTCACGAATGACAAGGAGGAAATTATGCTAGATAATCAAAAAGGAATTGTTGAGGTAATGAGTGAAACAGGTTTAGAGGCTAAAGAAGCTGCAGAAAAGATTAATGCTTCTTTACGTAAATTAGACAACGGAGAAATCGTTGTAGTAAAAAGAAAAAATAAAAAAGTCGTCTCTCGTGAGGAGAGAAAACTTAATAATAAAATTCGAAAAAAATTACGAAAGTAGTTTACAGTGAATTTAGGCAATGATATAATATAAACATAATTAATGATTAATATCATTATTTAAAAATTAAAAAGAAGAAAGAGGTATTTATTTATGGCAGCAAATTCATTACGTGAAGCAGATAATAACTTGGAGATCGTAGGAACAGTTAAGAAAATCGATCTTGAAGAAAAAGTTTCTAAAAAAGGTAAAGACATGATCATTGGATCAATCTTAATGGAAGTTAAAGAAGCTGATAAAGTTCATAACATTAAGGTTAAAGTATTTTCAATGAAAATGAACAAACAAGGAAATGTTTCTGCTTTATTCAAAGGATATAAAACAGTTAAAGATGAATGGAAACCAGGAGATCGTGCTCGTATCACAGGTTCATTAACGATTAATGAATATTACACACAAGCTGGTAGCTTAACTTCATTTAACGAACCAAAAGCATTATTCTGCAATCGTTTAGATGAAGATGATCAAACTCCCGATAAAGCAATTGCAACGATCGAACTTGTCGTTGAAGGAATTACTCCTCAGGTTGACGCTGAAGGTATTCCAACTAACTTCTTAGAAGTTGATGCTTTCACTGTAGGATATAATTCACAAGTAATTCCATTGAATAACTTAATTATTAGTGGTGATTTAGGTCAACAGTTCCAAGGAATGTATACTCCAGGATCAACTGGTAAAATCACTATGAAAATTAATAATTATGCAAAAATTGAAAAACAAGAAGTTCAAGCTGCTCCAACTCATGGCTTTGGAACAACTGAAGCTGTTGAAAGTAATATCGTTAAAGATTATGAAAGTAATCTTGAAATCATTGGTGGAGATCTTCCATACACTGATGGTGTCAATAATTATTCTCCAGAAGATATTGAACAAGCACATAAGAATCGTGAATTGACACTTCAAGAATTGCAACAAAATGCTTCAGCTCCAGCACAACCAACAGCTAATGGCTTTGGAACGACAGGGCAAACAACAGATCCAATGACAAATGCATTCACTAATGCTCCAAATAATGAAGATCCATTTTCTAATGGTAGTGATACACCAGCATTTTAAAGACGACACTTCGGTGATCACGTCAATCTAGGAGAGATGCGTCTCTCCTAGTATTTTAATTGGAGGTAGGAAAATGAGTGATGATTTGAAAAAGTTCGTTTCAGATATGAAAATTCATTTGATCAAAGAAATTGAAAAAGAAAATGATCCTTTGAAGAAAATCTTAATTGCTGACGAACATATGAAACAAATCAGTGAAATAATTCGTTCTTATGAAAAAGTATTATTATTCATTGATGGAATTAAAAAAGAAGCTGTTCAAGAAGATCCAAAAGTTCTCGATAAAGTTGCATTTATTAATATGATTTCAATAGGCTTAAAGGTTAAGCCTGATAAAAATGATGAAAAAATGATCGTTGATTTTGAAAATTCCAAATTCTTTAAAGAGGTATTTCAAGAATTACCTGCAATCGAAAAACCTTTATATAAACGAATTGCTAATAAATTCGTTGACGATTTAAATGATAAACTAGAATATAAGATTGAGTCTTATAACTTACAAAGAGATGTAATTAAAGATTTAGGATGGGAGATTTTTTAAGATGATGAGTAAAGAAAGTCAAAAAGAGTTGGCAGTACGCCTTTATAACGAAGCTGTAAACAAGGTAGAATATCTTAAAGTTTTAGAACAAGGAACGGAAAATGCGGATCCTATCTTAGGAAAAGATGATAGCGAAAATCGCACTTTGATGTCAACATTCAATACGCAACAATTAGTTTCAGCAAAATTTGAAGAAGCTTATCACCAAAAGCATGTAGCTGAAATTATGCTACGAGATATTTATAAGGATGAAATTGTAAAACTTGATCCTAAAGAAGAGGAATTTATGAGCGAACTAAATGAAATTTGTGAAGATATGATTAATGGTCAGGTTTCAGGTCCCGATTTCACTAAAGGATTTCTTAAAGGAATATTAGAAATTTCTCCTAAATATTTTCCTGAAAAATTTGGAAAGTAAGTTTACAATATCATTTTAGATGATATAATATATAGGTAACAAATAAATAAAAAGAAAAGAAGAGGTAATTTATTATGATCGACATTTTCAACGTAGAACCTGTGAAAGTTTCAGTGAATCCAGCTGACTATTCAACATTCATTTATGGAGTACCAAAAATTGGTAAAACTACTTTAGCTTATGACTTATATGGAAAACGTGGTTTATTCTTAGCGACCGAAGATCGTCATAAAACTTTAGCTGGAGCAAACGTGATTCGTTTAACTTCATGGGTTGATTTTCTTACAGTTATGGGACAATTACGTCAGCCTCAAGCAAAAGAATTATATGATGTAATTATCGTTGACACAGTTGAAAACTTATATAATATGTTAGAAAAATTTGTTGCTGCTAAACATAAAGAAAGCAAAGTTGGCGAACGTAAAGATATTTGGGGCGCTGACTGGACAGATTTGAAAAATATGTGGAAAAATGGTTTGAATATGATCAGTGAAGCAGGATTCGTACCTTGCTTTATCGCACATGCAACTGAACAAATGGTTCAAATTCCAGCTTCAGGTGTTCTTCAATCTGAATTAGAAGGAGCAACTGTTGAGCTTAAAACAGTAAAAGGTGAAGATGGAAATACTTTAGAAGTATATGAGTTCCAAAAATACATGCCTGATTTGAAGGATAAAGTTTTTGCACCGATCAATCGTATGGTAGATAATATCTTATTTGCAAATACTACTTTGGATGTTTCAACTGGTCAAGAACAACGTGTTCTTTACTTACGTGATACTTTGCAATGGTTGGCAGGATCAACATTTGAAGATATTGACCCAATTGTTCCACTTGACGCAAAAGCATATACAAAAGCTGTTGAAAAAGCTTTGGGTAAAGTTGATAAAGAACAAACTAAAGAAACTGAAGAACGTCATGCAAAACAAGAATTAGACTTTGATGCTATTAAAGCTGAAGTACTTGCTTATGGAAAAGCATTTAATGAAGCTAAAAAATTAGATGTTCTTAATAAAATTAGTGCAGATATCTTTGGTATTGGAAATAAAATGACTGATGCCACTGAAGATCAAGTAGAATTGCTTGCAGCTGCATTGACACAAATTAAGAATAAAGCACAACAATTAGGAATTAAATTATAAGAAAATAATAAATAGAGGAATTAATTTTCCTCTATTTTTATCTTGGAGGTAAAACACATGAAAGTAGAATTGAATCGAGTACAAGCAAATACTATTCTTAGTGCCTTATATCTTAAAAAGCAAGGATGCACGCCTAATACACCTTTTTATTATGAATTGGAACACGTGCTAAAAACGTTCGCTGAACAAACAAGAAAGAAACATATTCATTTGGTGGAAAATTATACGCGATCACAAGATTTATTCATAAGAATGAAAAATAAATGTGAAAGTATAAATGATAGTAAAACTTTACCAAAACAAATAAATAAGCAAAGTTTTTATGATCAACGTAATAATACTATTCATGTTTTCATCTCAATGAGTGGAGCAACGACAGATGGCCTAGTTGCTGATGAAGTCACTATTGAAACTGAAACATTTAACGGAAGAAACACCGAAAAATTATTAGAGGCTATCAATATTAAAAAACAAATTGAAGTAAGAAACAATGCAATGAATGAAAAAGAAGTTGAGTCCGATAAATGCACTGAAGCTCCTAAAGATATAGCATTGAAAGAAAATCCTGAAACGAATTATGATCGCGCCCTTAAGAAAATTGAAAAAGCAAGTAAAGGTTTTAGTGGCGGAGAAATTATTCCTCCAAATATGAATGTTCCAAAAATTATGATTAATAATGAACCAATTGAAAAATATATTCGTAAAGAAATCAAAAAAGTATTAGGAGAAATGTTTAATGAAAAATAAATATGTTAAATTTTTGTTTTCTTTAGCTTGGGCTTTTATCATAATTGCTTTTCAAACTTGGTTCATTTCAATGTGTTTTCAAGTAGGCTTTTCAGTGATGTTCAACATTGATTTAAATATTAAGGGAATTATGTCAATTGTGTTAGGCATTGCATTTTTTAAACGTTGGTTTGGAGAGGGTATTCAATGATACTAACTGATTATAAATTACGAGGATTTAAAGCAACATTTAATGCACAAATTAGAGAAGACGTTGATGATAAGACAAAGTTTAAAATCTTTAAGACAGAGCTGTTTCAGTGGTTAAAGTCCTATGATGTAGATTTACATGTTTTTCCTGATTTGAAAATTGAGGTTGAAGGATACAGTTTAGTGATGTCTTACACTGAAACAACAGACACTACAATGACGATTCGTTTTATATGGCGAGTATCAAGAATGACTATCGTTGAAGTATTGGATTTTTGCTCACAGTTCTGCCTAGAGTTAGGTGTTAAGGAGCCTACGATAAATGTAACTGATCAATTTACCTATAATAATTTAGGTTTATATTATCCTCAGGATAAAACGCTGGTAATCTCGGAGCATATTATTTTTCAGTTTAAACCTGAAACTGTCATTGCAATTTTGAAACATGAACTGCTTCACCATTATTGTAATGTAAAGAAATTAGGAGCAAGAGATGTAGATTACGACTTTATAGAGCTGCTTATTAAATATGATGCATATATTTCTAAAGCGCCTGAAGCAAATCTTGCATATGAAACATTTGTTGCTAATTTGATGAAACATAATGATGGCCGATATGGTGAAGTCTTTTCTGACGCAAAAAGAGAAACTCTTGTTCGTCGCTGGTTGGCGAAAAGAAAATTACATTCAAATGCATTCAGAATAAGCAATTCTTCAACTTACACGCTTGGTGCATAAATACTGGCTGATAGATCAACCTTTAGAACCACAATTTTAAAATAAAAATTAAATTTTATTTATATGGAGGAGTATTCACTTGGAAAAGAAATGTAAGAAATGTGGATCAATCATTGACTGCGAATGTATGACGTGTCATGAATGCTATCCAGAGACGATATGTGAAACATGCGGTTTTTGTCACATTGATCATTGGGAAGCAATGCATTGTTGGTCTTTGGAAAATGATCCTGATTACGATCCAATGGATATATAGGAGGAAAATATGACACACGAAGAATTTATTGAAGTATGTAGAAATCGTGTTGCTGTTAACGAACTTTGTTATACGGATGACGTTTTCGTCGTTTGGTCTTGTAAGACATTACAAAATAGTAAAGCAATTTTATCTGCAAAAAGTAAATGCGCTTACTTATATGAATTTACGATGAATGGAGATAAAGGCGTCATTTATATGGACGCTTATGAAAAAATTAATCACGAAGAATACATTATTAAGTAATGAAAAGGTTAAGCTGTTTTCCTAGTAAGGTTTACAGTTTAACCTTTTCTTGATATAATATTAAAGTAAAAAATTAAAAGGAGATGTATTTATGGCACGTCTTTTGAAATGTTATGGAGAAGACTGCATTCAAACCGGAAAGAAATGGGAAAAAGATCAATTAGTAAAATATAAAAACAAAAATTTTTGCTTAAGCTGTGCTGCTAAAGAAAAGAAAAATGATGAAGATCGAACTCTTCTTTATAAGCTAATCAGTGAACTTTATGAAATTCCATTTCCAAATGGTTTAATGCTAAGACAAATAAAGCAATTTAATCAAGAAAGAAAATACACATATGAAAATATTCGTAAAGCTTTACTTTATGGAAAACATGTAAGGAATATGTCATTTCACCCCAAATATGGTTTAGGAATTGTTCCATACATTATTGATGAAGCAGTTGCTTATCACGATGATCAAGTTAGAAAAGCAAAAGCTATGGAAGGAAAGACAGTTTCAAATGAAAGAAACGTCGTTAAGAAAAAATTCATAGCTGTTGATCGCGATGCAAAAATTAAAGATAAAATGATTAATTTGGAGGATATTGAATTATGAGCGCTGTCGATATGACTTTAAACCCAACACGTTCAATTTACAATTTATTTGGTGCTATTTGCAGGCAACCTGAACTTTTAAGAGATCCAAACGTAATTTTAGGTGATCGTGATTTCGTTCAATCATTTCATAAAATTGTTTTTGCAGCAATGCATAATATCGTTTATAGTTCGGCAAGAGATGGATTGGAAAAAATTACACCGATTGATATTGACAATTATCTTGCGCAATATCCAACTTATTATAAAGTATGGGATGAAAACAATGGTGTTCAATATGTAAATGACGCAATGAATCAAACGAATACTCAATTAGTGACAAAAGATTATGAAATGATTAAAAAGTTTAGTCTTTTAAGAAATTATGTAGATAATGGAATTGATGTTTCAGATATTTACGAATACCAATCAAATGATTTAGGAAAGCTGACTGAATCAAATAAAGTATTGGAAAATACGTCAATAAATGAAATCATTGAGCATTTCACTCAAAAAGCAATTGGAATTAGAAATGAATGGAATGTTGATGATGGTAAAGTGAAAGATTTTAAAGCAGGCGATGATTTAGATGGTTTACTTGATCGTTTGATGGAAAATCCTGATATGGGATTTCCATTCCAAAATTTAATGTATAACACATTATTTAGAGGTATGAGAAAATCAAAATTCATGCTTCGATCAGGTGCAACAGGAACAGGTAAAACGCGTCAGGCGATAAGAGATATGGTTTCAGTTGCTTGTGATAAGATATGGGTAACAGGTTTAGGATGGCAAAGTTTAGGACCTTCTTTTCCAGCATTATTCATTTCAACTGAAATTGATCAAGAAGAATTGCAAACGATTATGTTAGCTTATCTTACAGGTATTCCAGACACTGACATTAAAAATGGAACTTATGATGCAGCTACAAGAAAAAGATTAGAAGAAGGAATTGAAATTTTAAAACGAGCTCCACTTTTCTTATCTTATATTGAAGATTTTTCGATCAGTGATATTGAAATGAAAATAGAGGAATATATCATTAAGGAAAACGTTCAATATGTAGCATTTGACTACATTCAAATGACGCCTAAGTTAAGTAAAACAATGAATGATAACTTTGGAACAACATTACGTGAAGATCAAATCTTAGTTCATTTTTCGTCAGCAATGAAAACAATCGCGGGTCGTTATGATGTATTTCTTGAAAGTAGTACACAGTTGAATAGGGGTAGTAAAGAAGTAGAAAATCGTGACGCAAGTTCTCTTCGTGGAGGTTTGGCGACAGCTGATAAAGTTGATTACGGTATCTTAACATTTAAAACGACGAAAGCAGAAAAAGATGCATTAAAACATATCATTCAAAAAGGCTTCGGCGGCGCTGAAAAAATGACGCCTGATTTCAGCCATTGGGTTTACAAAAATCGGGCAGGTCTTGATCATTTAGTGATTTGGTCAAAAATGAATTTGGGCACAATGAGAGAGGAAGTTCTTTTTGTCACTGATTATGATTATAATTTGATAGAAATTGATGGAACAGAAATTGAGTTTGAAGATGTTGATGCAGTTGATGAAAATGAAGAAACTGTTTCATTTTAAGGAGTGAAATAAGTGGACGCAAGAAAAGTTGTAGGAATGTTGAGTGATAGAGACGTTTTTGATTTAATGGATGAACTTGATGCTCAACCAATTTCTAAGGGTAATACTTTTGAATGTAGGACAGTTTGCCATGATGGTCATAAACATAAGCTGATTTATTATAAAGATAGTAAGTCATTTTATTGTTACACAAATTGCGGACACTTATCAATTTTTGACATGTTAGGTAAAGCTCTTGATTTGGAATTTATTGATGCATTAAAATATATCGTTAAGAAATATAACTTGCATGACTCTGATCATATTGAAGGATTTACATATGAAAAAGTAGTGAATCCAGGAGCTTTACTTAAACAAAAATTAGAGAAAGTAAAGGCACCAGCTTTCGAAAAATTAGATGAACACTTACTGCTTGACTTTTATCCATATTATCATAAATCATGGATTGATGAAGGTATTTCGATCAGTTCGATGATGAAGTATAATATAAGATATTCAATCGTTGATAATCAAATTATCATTCCACATTATGACGAATATGGAAATTTAATAGGTGTTAGAGGACGTAATTTAAATAAAGATAAGGTTGATGAAGGTAAAAAATATATGCCAATCTTTTATGAAGGCAAAGTTCTTAAGCATTTAACAGGAGCAAACTTGTATGGCTTGGATAAAAATAAAGAGATGATTGAAAAACATAAAACGATGATCTTATTCGAGTCAGAAAAAAGCGTTCTTCAATTAGATAGTATGATGCCTGATCATTCAATAGGAGTTTGTGTATCGGGATCGTCTTTAACACAATATCAATTGGAGCTGATCAAAAAATTACGTATTGATGAAGTAATAATTGGCGTTGATAAAGAATTTGAAAATATAGGTGATGACAAAGAAAAACGATATGCTGAAAAGATTATTAAAGTATTTCGTAATAAGTTAGCTCCCTATGTTAGAGTAAGCGTGTTATGGGACTTGAAAAATGAGCTTAATGAAAAGGATAGTCCAACTGATAGAGGTGTTAAAATCTTTAAAGATTTATATGAAAATAGAATTTATATATAGGGAGAGATTTAATGTTTAGTTTTGTAGAGAAAGAAAAATTTGAAGTAAGAAGTAACCATTTCGTCGAAGACATATTAAGTAACGCTGGTATAGAAAGCCCAGAAATGTTTTTAAACGGTAAACAATACAGTGATGAAATTGAAACGACACCAGAATGCTTATTTGGAATGACGGAAGCTGTCATTATGGTAAAGGATGCTATTAAGAATTATCGGAGCATAGGAATTCTTGTTGACGATGATGCCGATGGTATGACTTCGTCTGCAATCATTTATAAGGCATTAAAACATTACAAAGCGAGATATTTAACAACGATATTTCACGATCAAAAAGGTCATGGTTTAAGTGGTGAAATTGATAAGATCAAAAAAGGTGATTATGACTTAATTATCGTTCCTGATGCAGGATCAAATGATTTTTACGAACATGAAATGCTGCTTAAAGAAGGAAAACAGCTTATCATTCTTGATCACCATGAAATGGATAAACCTGAAAAAATGCTTGACTTGAAAGAAAAATATAAAGGTAATTATGTTTTAGTAAATAACCAATTGGAATATAATACTGAAACGAATAAGAATTTCGTAGGAGCGGGTATGGCATACAAGTTCGTTCAAGCTTACGATAATTATGAAGGTGATAACTTTGCGGAGCAAGTATTAGATTTGGTGGCTGTAGGTCAAACAGGGGATGCTTCGGATATCTCCGATTATGAAATTCAATATCTTGTTCGTTTAGGATTGGACAACATTAAAAATGGATTATTGAAGGAAGCTCTTAACAGTCGTATTGAAAAAGGGCAAAAATTGGCACCAGTGAATTTATCGTTTGACATTATTCCCTTCATTAATGCTGTAACACGTGTGGGAACTTTGGAAGAAAAAGAAGAATTGATTAAAGGCTTAATTGGTCATTATCCAACTGATGGTTTAATTGAAGTTGAAAAACGACGTAAAAATAAAGAAACAGGTAAATTTGAAAAACGCAAAGAGCTTTGGAGCCCATATGCAATTTTAATGGATAGTCTATCAAAAATCAAAAATCGTCAAAATAAAGAAGTTGATAAAATTTTGAAGCTTATCAAAAATCCATTTTTAGATGGTGTCGTGATAGCAGAAATCAAGAAAGATGAAATTGCTTATCGTTCAATCACAGGTTTAATTGCGAATAAACTTGTTTCAAAATATAATATGCCTGCTTTAGTCTTAGTTGAAAATGAAGATGGAACATATAGTGGATCAGCTCGAGGATATGAAAAGAAATTTACTTCATTCCGTCAATGGTGTTTAGACACTGGTAAATTTGATCTTGCGCAAGGACACGATAATGCGTTTGGTGTTATCATTAAAAATGAGAAATTAGAAGAATTAAAAAAATGGTTAACATGTTATGACTTACATGATGAAAATATCGTTTATGAAGTAAATAAACTTTATGAAGGCGAAACCAATTTAGATGAAGTTCGTTTGATCAATGATCATGCTTGGATGTTTGGCGGAAGATTACAAACACCAAAATTTGGTTATAAAGATCTAATAATTACGCGTAACTGTGTTTCACAACGTGGTTCAGTCGTAACGTTCTTTAATCAAGGTTTGGAATTTATTATGTACAAACAAGAACCTGGTATAATTGATGAATTTATGTCAACAATGGGATTCGAACAAGAGATCGTTGTAAATCTTGTAGGACGTCCTTCTCGTAGTGAGTGGACTGGAAGAATTAAAGAGCAAATCGTTCTTGATGATTTCTCTATGATGCCACTATCAAAAACGAACGTTCAAAAGAAACAAGAAAAGACTTGGAAAGACGAAGATGAAGAATTAGAATTTTAAAAAATATGAGAGGATTGGTTTACAGTTCTCTCATATCTTAATATAATATATAAGTAATAAATAAAAAGAAAAGAGGAAATTATTATGGTAAAAGTAAAATATTCAAAATATGATGTATATGATTTTTTAACGGAGAAAAGAAACGCAACATTAAAAGCAAAACTTGAGCCTATAAACAATCTTAAAGAAGAGATGCGCGAACAAATTAAACATGCACGTTTAACAGGTATTGACTTAAATGATTTTCATGAAAAAATTAATGATCTTCTTAAGGTGACTGTTGAATTGCAATCACGTATGAATTATTCATATGGAGAATTATATCGTTTAAATTCCGCCTTAGATGATTTATGTACGAAAGAAAATATTGATAATGCAATTGATTATCAAATTGACTATAAAGATAATGTAGACTATGATCGTTTACTTGATGAAGCAAGTAACCTACGAAGAGAAATTAATGATGAATTTGATAAATTAGAAAAAATGGTTAAAGCATGTTCTGATGGTGCACAAGCTGTTCGTAACTTAAAAAATATTGGGTTTGATGTTTCTTCAATTCCTACGACAAAAACAAGAGAAATGATGATCATTGATGCTTCAAATGTAAACACTGATCTTTTAGGTTTACCTGAGGAGAATACAAGTGAAAAATCTTAAGTATATTATTATTAGTATTATTATGTTATTAATAGTGCTTGCAGCCTATTTAATAACGACAATTTTACAAAAGTATATTTAACAAGAATTATGCAGTATATTATTAGGCTCGTTGATGATGATACTTATTTTTATATTGCTTATATGTATAGAATAATAAATGTAAACATGATTGGAGGAAAAATCATTGAGTTTAAAGAATAAGATAGGTCTTGCTATCATTGCAATTATCGTCACAATTTACCTAATCTTTGCTTTTGCATATGTTTATATTTCAATTGGATTAGTACCATTTTTGTTTACAATTGTTGTGTGTTTATTATTGGTGATAGGTGGAATACTTTTAACATCGGAGGATGACAAATGAATAAAGATCAAATTTTAGAAGAAATTGAAGGTCTCCTAATAGTAGGAGAAATTGGTAAAGACAGTCAGGTTTGGTTTGAAGATGAAAAAGATGTTTTTCCAGTAGTTTCAATGGAAATTGATGAAGATAATGATTTAATCATTAATGTTGAAGATTATGAACAAGGAGCAAATATCACAAGTTTTCATAATAATTTTGATAAGATGACGAGCGAACGCGGTGTAAATGAAGTATATGTTTACGTCAAAGAGGAGGATGAATTTTATCACATTGACGAAGTTTTTGGAGATGATGACAACGATCTTATCTTACTGTCAAAAGAAGGAGAAGTTTAATGTGGTGTGGTATGATTTTGAAAGAGTAGGATCAAGAGCAATACTTGATGAAAGTAAATTTCGTCACCCGATTTATAATAGAACATTCATTGATGATGATTGTGAAAAAATTATTGATCATGTTGATGTCTATCGTGAAAGAGAAAAAATTCATATAATTCAAAAAGATTTACAGGAACAAAGTAAAAATATAAAATTCATTTATGATTGTCGTGATGAAACATATTATGTCATTAGGTATGATTTTGAAAATCCTAAAAACACTTTTTATTGTCCAATTAAAGCTTTCTTCATTGAAGAAGAAATTATTGATCGAGGCTTCACAAGAAATTATCAAACAGCACAACGAGGCTGTTTCATGCTTCTTGGTTATCATGAGGAAAATGAAGACATAGGATTAACGTCAATTTCATGCGTTAAAATAATAGAACATAATAAGAAAATATATTCTTTCGTTGATCAATATGACAATGAAAATCGTATTTACGAATTTAATTATAAAGAAGAAATTTTATGAAGAAGTGCTCAAAGTTTATTTACTTTGAGCGCTTTTTATGATAAAATTAATTTATCAAATAAATATAGAAAGGAAATACATTATGAAAGACGATAAGTATTTCTTTGAACTTCTTCGTAATATAGAACTTGAAGAAATTAAGTCCATTATCGAAAATAATGGAAAAATAATTGGTAAAAGCTTATAAAAATTGTTTACATTTTCTTCATTGCCAGTTATAATATATATATAATCAATAAACAAACAATAAAGGAGATTATGAAAATGAAAGAAAAATTATTTGAACTATATGAAGAAATCACAGGAATGAAAAATAATAATGTACACATTAGTCAACGTGCTATTCATTTCAACGGAAGATTAAACGCAATTGAAAATGAAATTAAAGAAAAACATAGTTTAGGTATTTTAAACGATAAAGAAATTAAAGATCTAAATGGTTTAATTAAAGGACTCTGTGAAGTTTGTTCACAAGAATATTCATACAACAAATAAAAAAATATATTGGAGGAAATTAAAATGAAAAAATATCAAACTAAAGAACAAGAAATGTTAAACAAGGTGAAAACTGTATCAAAATTGGAGAGTTTATCTCCAAAAGAAAAGGTTGCTATCATGAAATTTTATGAAAATAAACATTTAAACATGACAACCAATTTTTAATCGTTTTTATTAAGGTACTCAATTGAGTACCTTATTTTTTTTACATAAATAAACGAAATAAAGCTCCTAATATGTTTACAATGTCGACTTAGCTTGATATAATATGATCGTAAATAAATAAAGGAGGAAACAAATGAGTATTAATATTGTTTTAGATGGTCCTAAAGCATGTGGAAAAAGCACAATTGCGAATATGATCATTAATGAATTAGGAAATTGGAAATATATTCATTCGGATTCACAAACGAAAAATGATTTAGAATATCATTTAGATCTTTTAAATCAAGGTGAAAATACGGTATTAGATCGTTTTTCATTCGGTGAGGTAATTTATTCGAAAGTATATGATCGTAAATGTAAACTTACGCCTAGTGAATTTTTGAAGACAGTGACTAGAGAAAATACGATTTACGTCGTTCTTTACTCAAGCTCAATGATTCTTTTAGAAGAAAGAATAGTAAGGCGTGGAAGAAAAACTGAAGACGAAGAATTAAGTCTCGTTTCGTCTAGCAACAGTTTATTCATTAGGTGTGCTACTTGGATGCAAGATCAACCTTACTCAGTAAGAAAAAGATACTTAACTTTTGACGTAGCAAAATACACCGCTGAAGAAATCTTTGAAAAGATAAAAGAAAAAATGGAGGAATTTTAAATGCAATCATTTGATAATTTAAATGCAGCTTGGGCATGGTTCGCAACAAAAGCTTTAACAGGAAAAAGAGTTGCGGGCACAACCGAATTAAATAATGTATCTTTCACGCTTGAAAATATTAATGAAAATTTACTTACAATTCGTGAAAACTTTTCATTATCATATTATTTAGGAGAAGGAATTTGGTATGGAGCAGGCTCAAATTCTATGGAGTTCATTTCAAGATTTGGAAAAATTTGGGAAAAATTAAGTGATGATGGTGTTACAAATGAAAGTGCCTATGGATATATTCTAAAGAAAAAATATGGCTTTGATCAAATTGAAAAAATGGTTGAACTTTTAAGTAAAGATCCAAACAGTCGTCGCGCAGTGATGAACATTAATTTCGCTCGTAAAAATGTAATTGAAACGAATGATGAACAATGCACTATTGCTTTGCAGCTTTTGCTTCGTGATGGTGAGTTAAATATGACAGGAATTATGCGTTCAAATGATTTATGGACGGGAACACCGTATGATATTTTCTACTTCACGGAAATTCAAAAATATATCGCTAATCGTTTAGGTGTTCAATATGGAACTTATACTCATTTCGTTACTTCATTGCATATTTATGATCGTGATAAAACGAAAGTAAGTAAATCGATTTTGAATTACTTAAATGATGAAAAAGTTGATGTTACTATTGATGGTCAACTTTTATTAGAAAGCGCACCTGACTTATATAAGATAATAGGTAAGATTATAGATCCTAAAGAAGCCAAGAAAAAAGCAATTGAATTAGCAAAAATAAGAAATATCGTTGGAGGTAAAGACATTGAAAATCAAAATTAAAATGTTTGAGGATGATCCATTATTTAAACCAAAAAGAGCACATTACAATGATGCAGGAGCTGATGTTCGATCAACTGTAGATGCTGTTATCTTACCAGGTCAAACTGTAAAAATTCCATTAGGATTTGGATTGGAATTACCCGATGGTTACATGGGTGTAATGATGAGTCGATCAGGCCTCGCCTCTAAAGGTCTTGTTTCACAAAATGCTCCTGTTGACTCAGGTTATAAAGGTCAAGTACACGCTATCTTGACAAATACGACAAATTTATCTATTACAATCGATCGCTTTACTCGTGTTGCACAATTAGTGATCGTTCCAATTATGGTGGCAGATTTCGTTGAAGAATTTGGAAATGAAAGAACTTCCGACGGTTTTGGAAGCACAGGTATTAAATAATGATACTTGTCTTTGATTTAGATGGAACGATTTGTGAGGAGAAACCGAAAGGTACTCCTTACGCCGCTTATGCGGACGTTCAACCAAAAAGAAAAATGATTGAAAAGATTAAAGAATATCATGATGCAGGTCATAAAATCATTATTTATACTGCTCGTCATATGGTTTCTACCAATGGTGATTTAAAAATGATTGAGGAACGTGTTGGTAAAATCACTCGCAATTGGTTAGAAAAAAATAATGTTCCTTATGATGAATTAATTTTTGGTAAACCATATGGGGATATGTACATTGATGATAAAGCAATGCAGCTTGATCAATTCTTATTGGAGGAAATGCTATGATTAATAATATCGCTCTTATTCCTGCAGCAGGTAGAGGAACGCGGATGAAATCAGTCACGGATAAATATCCAAAGGCAATGATTCCACATTTAGGAAAACCAATTATAGGCCACCAAATTGAATATTTGATAAAAGAAGGCTTTGATAAGGTAGTTATCGTTGTAGGTTATCAGAAAGACATTCTAATGCAATACGTGATTAAAAATTATGCGGATAAAATTCGTATTTTATTCGCAAATCAAGACGAATTAGATGGACTTGCGACAGCGATTCTTGAAGGAATCAACGCCTTAAACGAAAAAGACTTATTATTATCAAATCTCACAATTATTCTAGGAGACATTTTACCTCAAGAAGAAATGCCTTATTTTAATGGAGAAAGTTTCATTTGCTATAAAGAGGTTGATGACTGGCAACGTTGGTGCATGGTTAAAGAACTTTATTCAGGTCGTTTATGTTTTTATGATAAACCAATTGATAAGCCAAACACCAATAAAGCTTTAATGGGAATTTACATGTTTAATGATATCGATCTATTAAAAGAAAGCATCGAACATATCAAAGAAAAAAATATTCGAATCAATGGGGAATTTCAATTAAGCTCTGCAATGAATATCTATAATGAACATGTTAACATTAATTTGAAAAAATATGAAAAATTCATTGACTTCGGTCAAGCTGAAGACATTAGTGCCGCAAGAAAAAATGCTGCTCGTTACTTCAATGATATTTTAATTGAAGATGAGGTAGTAACAAAAAGAAGCACTGATAAAAGTAAAATGTACGACGAATCAATGTGGTACCAATTAGCCAAAAATTACTTAGGTGATTATTTACCTGAATGTTATGGCATGACAAAAGAAAATGATGGATATAAAATGAGTCGCATTAAGCTGCCTTCTCTCCAAGAACAATTCGTCTTTGGAACATTAAGTAGAGTAGAAGCTTACCAATTGATGATTGACTTAATGAATTATTTCAAAGACACGAAAAAATACGGGACTAAGCGCCCAAATTTGATTAAAGCAAATCAAGATATGTTTATTAATAAGACAAGAGAACGTATTGAAAAAATCAAAAATATGTTCGATGAAAAATATTATGTAATTAATGGAGAAATTAAAGAAAATCCAATTTTTATATTTGAAGAAAAAATCGTTCCTCGTTTAGAGGAAATTATTGCCGATGATAATTATGCCGCAATGATTCACGGTGATTTATTCTTTGGAAATATGATGTACGATCCAAAAGGAGAAGATGGGCAACGTTTGAAAATCATTGATCCTCGTGGCAAATATGGAGAAGATAATCGTCTTATGGGTGATATGCGATATGATTATGCTAAATTAAATCATTCAATTTCAGGATATTATGATTTCATTATTAATGGGCTTTATTATTTGGAAGATAATGGAACTGTGATCAATTATAACTTTTACGATAGTGAAAAGCAGGTAGAAGTACAAGGTTTATTTGAAGATTTACTTTCATTGTCTCATATGAAAAAGAAAGATATTGATATGATCACGGGTATCTTGTTCCTATCGATGATTCCGCTTCACAAAGAGAATAAAAATAATCAAATCATTCAATTTGCACAAGCAATTAAATTTTTAGAATTAGGAGCATGATAAAATGGGTAAAACAATCGTTTTTGGAAAATTAGGAAGAACTATACGATTCAACCGCAAGAATTGGAAATCAGGTGCTGGCAATAATGAGCCGGCAACATTGCTTTCAGCTTTAGCTAATGCAAATCCTCAAAATAAATATATTATCATTGGTAGAAGTGATTTCTCTCGTTGTGATGAAGAAACGATAAACTATTGGTTTAAATATGATAATGTTGAAGATGCTTGGGCAGACTATGACAAGAAAAAACATGATCTTTATAATTTCCTTTATGAAAAATATAAAGATACTCATATTGATTATGGGATTATCAATGGAGGTATCACAGGTAACACAAACTCTCCAGGCTGCTTTATTAAATATGATAAAGATGGAAATTCAACTGGAGAAAAATTACGTGTGTTAGATGCTATGGCTATTTACGTTGGCCCAATCATTTGCTTATTTAACAAACGAAAAATAAAATGGGTAAACTTCCATGCAGATGCTCGTCAGTTTCCTATTAAAGGTAAAGATGTTTTCCAACAGCCTGAACTTACAATTGGGACAAGAAATATTGATCGAGTGAAAATGACATATAAAGATTATGATGATCAAACTGATATTCCTAGAGAAATGAGTATGAGATATGGAATGACTGAAGCTCTCCTTTTACTTGACCCTGAATATAAAGATTTTCCTAAAGTTGAAAAAGATATTAAAGTAGGATTCTTCTTCCATAATTATGAAAAAATCAAAAATCGTACTCATGAATTACTTAATTATATTGATCAGTTTGGAGAAGATGAAATTTCAGTTTATGGCAAATGGAAAGGTTTTGAGGATCAACCTAAATTTAAAGGTGAATGTACCTTTGATGAGATGCAAGAAATTTTACCTCGGATCAAATATACACTTTGCTATCCTATCGTTAAAGGTGATATTAGTGCAAAATGGATTGAAGCTGTAAGAGCTGGTATTATTCCTTTCTTCGATGAAAAATATGATGAAAATCGTTTGCTCGTTGATATTCACAACGTTCCTTCATTCTTATATGTATCTTCACCTGAAGATATGAAAGAAAAAATTAACCTGCTTGAAAAAGATCCTCACATTTACAAATCTATTCTTGATTTATTGACTGATCGTTTAGAATATCTTAAAGAAAATGTTCTTTCAATTTATGAATGTGAAATTGAGGATGCCATTGAAGGCGGCGTTGAAAGATACGATAAAATTTATTAAAAATAAAAATCACGGGCGAATAAGTTTACTATTTGCCCGTGTAATGATATAATATAAAAGTAAAAATTATAAAGGATGGTATTTATATGAGTACGACTTTTAAAGTTAAAAAACACGAAGATAATATCATTCACCTTTATTCTGATGGAGGCTGTCGTTCAACGGCAAAGAAAGGTGAAAAAATTAAAGACACCGATAAATGTGCTTACGCTTTCTTCTTAAAACAAGGAGGACACGAAAAACTTGATGGATTTGCTTCTTATGGAAAGACAAATAATAATCAAGAAATAATGGGATTGCTCATGGGGCTAAGAGCAATTAAACGTCCTGAGTTTCCAGTTATTGCTTATCTTGATAGCGCTTACGTTGTTAACTGTCTTCAAGCAGGTTGGTGGCGTAAGTGGGAGCAAAATGGGTGGACGAAGAAAGGTGGCCTTGCAAATGCTGAAGAATGGAAAGCATTAATTAAAGAACTTAAAAGATTTCCATTTTTCTCCATTGAAAAGGTGAAAGGTCATTCAGGTAATGCTGATTATAATGATCTAGTCGACAAGCATTTAAACAAATTAATGGATGAACTTGAGGAGAAAGGTAAAGGTAATGTATTATGATTTATTTTGGTAAAACTCGTATTAACCTATTTTCATATGACGCGTCAGCAAAGCCAAGATTAGATACTGAAGAAATATTAAAAGGAATGGGTTTCACACCTTTAATTGTGTCAGCTTTTGAAGAGGTAAAAGATGTAAAATTACGCGTCGAACAAGAACTGGCAAACATAAAAGAAAATGATATCATAATCGTTCAATATCCTTCTTTTAGTTGGAGAGAATACGAAATAGCTTTTAATGAACAAGCACATAAACAAGGAGCTAAAGTGTTTGCTATCGTTCACGATCTGGAGACATTAAGATGGCCTGGTGATACGTCAGACTTTGAAGTATTAAATACTTTTGATGCTATTTCATTGCCTTCATATAAAGCTGCAAGCTTTTTAATGAAGAAAGGTTTGAAAACGCCTTTTTACTTCCAGTTCTTTTGGGATTATTTATGTGAAAACAATGGGCAAATGTTAGACTTGAATGCCGATATTGTGTATGCAGGAAATATCATTGAACGTAAAACAGAATTTCTTAATGATGTAAAATTTCCAATACGCCTTTATGGTGATAATATCGAAAATAGAACATTTAGGGAAAATATCACATATGAAGGTAGACGAACGAATGAGGAATTAGTTTTGGAAATAGGAGGAAATATTGGCTTATCATGGGATAGTAATAATTATTTAGAATATGCAAAATATAATCTTTCATATAAGCCTGCTATGTATTTAGCCGCAAACTGTCCTATTATCGTTCATAATAAAACGAACATAGCAAGAATAGTTGAAGCTTATAATTTAGGTAAAGTTATAGGTGATTTAAAATATGATACAGTTTTAAAAGCTGTCGTTGATATTAAGAAAGAACGTGAAAGATATGCAGAAGCAACTCTTGCATTTGGACAAAATTTAAGAGATGGAAGATGTTTGAAAAATTTAATAGAAAGGATGTTGACTTCACAAGATGCATATTGAAATGTATATTTTTGATCAATGTTTCGTCGATCATGCAAATTATTTAGAGACAAGAGTTGGAGAAGGTTATAAGGTTTATCAATTCCAACAGTCAGGTGGAAATCCTCCATTTAGTCCTATTTATTCTATTAAATTTAGAAAGTTGCTTAAATATAAATGGTACAATAATTTTCATGGTTGGTTATTTAAATATAGGAGAAAACGTTTTGTTGAAAAAGAATTAGGGAGGAAATACGTTGGCTAAATTAATCTTCTTTTATGGGGCAATGAAAAGTGGTAAAAGCATGGAAATTGCTAAGACATATACGAACTACAAAATTAAAGGACAAGATCCAATGGTTTTTAAACCTTCGATCGACACTCGTGATAAAAACATTAAGTCAAGATTAGGTATTGAAATTCCTTGTGAAGTTATAAAACCTGATGAAGATTTAAATAGGAAAATTTTTATTGATCGATTTTCACAAAAATTGCCTCCTGTCGTTTTAATTGACGAGGCGCAATTTTTAAGTGACAAACAGGTTCGTGAATTGGGAGTAATTGTTGATGTAGGCAATATTGACATAATTTGCTTTGGTTTAAAAAATGATTTTAAAGGCAAACTATTTGAAGGATCAAAGGCATTAATTGAGGAAGCTGATAAGTTAGTTGAAGTTAAGACATTATGTGCTTTTTGTAACCGTAAAGCAACTCATAATCTTTTAACTGAAATTCATGATGATGGAAAAAGATATGCAGTTGACACTTCAGTTGAAGGAAACTTAAGGATCGGCGACGAAGATTTCTTTCAGTGTTGCCGAAAACATTATTATCAATATTCAACACGCACGCGTGAAATTAAATAGGATTTTTAATGAAGGTTCGTTTACATAGCGAACCTTTTTTGATATAATAATATTGTAAGTAAAATAAAGGAGGAAATAAATGAGTTGGTTTAGTATTCATAATCATAGTTATTATTCAAACTTTCGTCTTCGTGATGCGACGAATGCACCTGAAGATATCATTGATAAAGCGATAGAGTTAGGCTTAACAGGTATCGTTTTGTCTGATCATGAAACTATAGCGGGAGCACCAAAATTTCTTGATTATGCAAAGAAATTAGAGAAAGAAAATAAATTGCCTGAAGGTTTTAAAGTAGGTGTTGGTAATGAAGCTTACTTAATTGATCGAAAATATGAACAAGCAATGATTGATCAAGAAAAAGTTAAGTATTATCATTTTATCATGCTTGCAAAAAATCAAAGAGGATTTGAGTTTTTGAAAAAGCAAACAGCTTTAGCTTGGTCACACCGCATTTATTCAAGAGGTATGGAACGTGTACCAACATATAAGCAAGATTTGGTTGAATTAATGAAAGAATATAAAGGTGACGTTGTTGCTTCAACAGCTTGTATAGGAGGAGAACTACCTCAACTTATTCTTAAATTGGAGGAAGCTACTTTAAATGGAAACGACAACGAAGTTAAAGAAATCAAACAAGAAATTCACAACTTTATTCATTTTTTGGTTAACACTTTCGGTCATGAAAATGTATTCTTTGAGTTACAACCTTCGTACCAAGAAGAACAAAAAATCGTAAATAAATGGTTGCCAACGATTGCTGAAGCTTATAAGATTAAATGCATTGTGACAACTGATGCTCATTATCTTACTTTAGCACAACAAGAATTTCATAAACAATATCTTCAAGCGTCAGAAGGAGAGCGTGAAGTTGAACAATTTTATGCAACTACTTACATTTTTTCTTATGATGAATTACTTGAATATTTTGATCAGGAATTGCTTGATGTTTTAGTTGAAAATACAAATATCATTAAAGATATGATAGAGGAAATTAATTATAAACATGAAACCGTTATTCCAAACAGTCATATTCCTTCGTTTAAACCTAATATGGAAATTATGAAAAAAATCGACGAAGAAAAATATCCAAACATTTATAAGATGATGAACTCAAAAGTTTTGGAAGATCGTTATTATCATCACAGGGTTATGCAAGGTTTCATTGATAAGAAACAAGAATTTAATGATGAAAATCTTTCAAGAATTGATTTGGAATATAGTGAACTTGAAGAAATCAGTGAACAGCTTGGACAACCAATGACGTCATATTTCTTAGCCATGACAGAGTTCGTTGATATTATGTGGGAGCATTCGCTTGTTGGAGTAGGTCGTGGATCAGCTGTATGTTATTACACGAATTACTTATTGGATATCGTTCAATTAAACCCAATTAAATATGATTTACCATATTGGCGATTCTTATCACGTGAATATGTTGGAGAGTTTCCTGATATTGACGTTGATGCACAAGGATCACAACGAGCTTCAATCATTGAAGGCGTTAAAGAAAGATTTGGTCATGAAAATGTATTAAACATTGGAACATACACAACTGAAGGAGCACGAGCTGCATCGCTTACTGCTTGTCGCGCGTTAGGACTTGATCCTGACACAGCACAAAACATTACAAATATGATTCCATCGGATAAAGGTAATCCATGGCCATTACATGATGCATTCTTTGGTAATGAAGAAGAAAATCGTAAACCTGATAAAGCATTCATTAATGAAGTAAATAATTATGAAGGTTTACAAGAATTGATGCTTCAATCACAAGGATTAGTATCAGGTCGAGGACAACACGCAAGTGGAGTTGTTGTCTTTCCAAATGGATATACGTCAATGAACACAATGATGAAAACAAGTAATGGTTTACCTATTACACAATGGGATGCAGGTACTACTGAAGCTGCAGGCGGTATTAAGTATGATTTCTTATCAATTAATGCTCTTGATCGAATTAAAAGTGCGATGGATATGTTATTGAAAGATGGAAAAATTGAATGGCAAGGATCATTAAGAGATACATTTAATAAATATTTCCATCCTGACGTACTTGAAATGGATGCAGATAAAATGTATGATATGTTATTCGATGGTGAAATCATTTCAGCATTTCAGTTTGAAGCAAAAACGGGTCGTCAAGCATTAGAAAAAATTAATGCACGAAACTTTAATCAATTAGTCGCAGCAAATTCATTGATGCGCTTATCATGCGAAGGTGAACAGCCAATTGATAAATTCATTCGTTATAAAAATGATTTAAGTAATTGGGATAAAGACATGGATGAATATGGTTTGACTGAAGATGAAAAGAAAGTGATGCATGAATTGCTTGATGCAAGATATGGGGTTTGTGAAACACAGGAAGCAATTATGCAAATTGCAATGCATGAAAAAGTAGCAAAATATAATTTAAGAGAAGCAAAGGGGTTACGTAAAGCATCAGCTAAGAAGAAACCTGAAATTCAAGAAAAACAAAAGAAACTGTTCTTTGAAAAAGGAACAGCGAATGGTACGTCAACAAACTTACTAAATTATATTTGGAATGAATGTTACGTTCCAACTTTTGGTTATTCTTTTAGTGCGCCTCACGTTGCAGCTTACACAATGATCTTGATGATTGAAATGAACATTGCTTATCGTTATGGAGTTCATTATTGGAAGGCAGCTTGCTTAAATGTTGATGCAGGTATTTTAGATGGTGAAGTAGAAGGCGGAACAAGATATGGTAAAATTGCTAAAGCTTTATCAGGTTTTCGTGAAGATGTTGTTCCTCCGTCAGTCAATAAAAGTGATATTGGGTTTACACCCGATTCAAAAACGGGTAAAATTATGTATGGTTTAAAGCCAATCGTCGGTATGAATGGAAAACTCGCAAGACAAATCATTGAAAATCGACCTTATTCGAACATTAAAGATTTCATTGAAAAGAATCTTGAAAATGGTGATTTGACAAAAGGTAAAATGGTTAACTTAATTAAGAGTGGAATTTTTGATGAACTTTACGCAAATCGTAGAGAATTAATGATTAAGTTTGTTGAATACGTTGAACCTCTTAAAGAAAAATTGACGACCGCGGTTATTCCAAAAATAATTGATCGCGTGCCTGAAACTTATAAAGAAGGCGTAACTGCTTACATGTTTCTTAAGGAAGTAAAAGGTAAGAAAAATCATACACAATATTCGGATCATTTCTTTGATAATTATGAAAAATTATGTAAAGAAAAAGTAACGAAAAAATATCCAAATTCATATTATTATGATGATAATGGTGAATTAGTAATTGAAGTAAAAGTACTTGAAAAAGTAGTAAAAGATAAGATGGAACCAATTAAAGAATGGCTTAAGACTGAAGAGGCTTTACGTGCTGAAGCTGCATTAAGACGAACAGCGTTTTGGAATAAGTATTGTCAAGGAACGATTTCTCATTGGGAAATGGAATCAATTACGTTCTACATTTCAAATCACGAACTTAATGAATATCCACTTGATTCATACTTTAACATTGCGTCATTTAAAGATATGCCAAGAGAACCTGAAATTATTGGTTGGTCAAATGGGAGAGGAAGAAAATGGCCTCAATTAAAAACGGAGGTCATTGCGGGAACCGTCATTGATACTTTACCTAAGAAGGGTATCGTCACAATTATTACACAAACTGGAGTCGTCGATGTTCGTGTAGGAAAAGGAAAGTATCAACATTATAATAAGAAAATAATGGTTGGCGAAGGTAAAGAACGAGTAAACATTGATGATACTTGGTGGAAACGTGGAAATATGATTGTCGTCGTTGGTTATCGTCGTGAAAATGATTTTTATGCTAATGCAAGAAATAGTTCATATCAACATTCAGTGATGCTGATCAAAGGTCACGATGGTAAGAAAGTATTCGTTCAACAGGAAAAGAAAAAAATAGGAGAAGATTATTAAGGCTGTGTTTACACAGTCTTTTCTTCTTGATATAATATTATCGTAAATAAAAATTGGAGGAATGTTATGAAACAGACAGAAGAAAAAGCTGAACGCAACAAAGAATTGCTTAGTCATATTTCAGAGGCACAAGCTCAAGTAAATACGCAAATCGAGCGCAAAGAAAATTTAGCCAATCAAGAGGTCGACATTGAGGCAAAAATTGGTGTACTCCAAAATAAATTACACACAATTAAAATTAAGCAAAAATATAATGAGAAAGATCTTCAAGATGCAACGAGACAACTTAATTATATGAAAGAAAAATTCTGGGAGGAAAATTTGGTATGAGTATGAAAAATGCATTTATGTTTATGAAATTGGAAAATAAGTTAAAGAAAAGCGAAATCTTTATTTTAGGATATATTTTTGGTTCGCGTGACTCAGCTTTGCAGCTTGCACAAAATACTCATAAGCTGACTGACGAACAAATCAATGAATTGGATGAAGATGTATTTACGCCTGAAGCTCTTGAAGACGCTTGGAATCGTATTGCGGCTGAAATGCAAATCACTGATGCGCGATCATATTTTGATGTAATGGAAATTTTAGAAAAAGCGAAATAAATATGGGGATTTTACCCCATATTTTTTTACATATTAATTTGATAAAATTAGTTAAAATATGCATTCTTATGTTTACACATACTTTTTCCTATGATATAATACTAAAGTAGATAAATAGATATACATATTTGTCTGAGGGACTTCGTTAGAAGTTCCGAAGGGCATCAGCTTCGCTGATGTATTGCCAAGGTTGTACATATTTTATGTGGTTCCTTACCGAACGAGATAGAACGAAATAGGTAAAAAAAAAAATAGAGGATTTCTCCTCTATTTTAATTTATTTTTTATGGAAATTTACTTCTTCAAAGAATCGATCAAGAGGATAAAAATCATCAATTTCAGGATCTTCAATCATGCGATAAATTTCTTCATTTTGAATTTTATCAAAGATTGGAAAATATTCATTAGCTCTATACTTATATGATCGTGCAACTTCCTCTTTAACACTTGCATCTAGGTTCGTTGAATTTAATTGTCCTCTTACATGATCAATGATAAAATCAATGAATTCATTTTTATTAACGTAAAGATCTTGGAAAAATTCTTTTTCTCTTGAGGCAAAATCTTCAAGTTCGTCGATCATTGATTCGTATTGTTGATAAAGATCTTCATTATAATGAGGAATCTCCATTAGCAAATATTGACTTTCTTTAGTTTTCTTTAATAATTCTTGGTATTTTGTGTTTTTCATTATAATTCACTCCTAAAATTTTTGTTATAGTTATTGTTTAACTATAATTATATTATAACCTGTAATGAAGCAGATGTATATAGTAAATTGACGAAATATGACGAAATTATCACAAAATATGACGAAAATATGCATATTTTTAGAATAAAATTTTGATTTTATTTCGATCAATGTTTACATATTTTTATACGATGATATAATATATAAGTAATAAATAAATAAACGAAAGAGGTAGTTTTATGATTGAAAACGAAGCTCTAGGAATTGAAAGAACTTTTGTTCTTAGAAAAGCCTACGAAGAAATTAATCGAGGTGTTGTAGGGGAACCTATCTTAGTAGCATTTAAAGATAATATGACAAAAAAATTTAATAAAGACAATTTATACCTATATGCATATGATGCTTTTGGTTTACCCCACTTAACACCTGGTGATCTTGTGTTAGTTCCTGCTATTAAACATGATAATTATGAGGTAGTTAAAGTAATTGCTACTTACACTGATATGCTTAATGATGAACGCCTTTTCAACAAAGCGCTTTATTCAATGGAAAAAACAAAAGAAAAAGGTTTGACGGTACGACCTGTTATTACTAATATTCAACAATCAATTAGTGATTATCATCGACGTCTTCAAATCACAAAAGAAAAATTGATCAAAATTGAATCATTGAAACGCGAAATTGAAAAAACTATCACTTTAGATAAAGTAAAACATTTCGCCAATTACAATCCTAATATAAAAGAAATTATGGATGAATTTAATGAAGATGAATTATTTAATCTTTTAGGAGGAGACATTGATGTTAAATAAAGGCGAAGTTTATGTAGGTAAAGTAGGTACGTCACAAATTTTATTCGAGGTTGCTTTTGCCTACGATAACGATACTTATAGCGCAGCACACGCTATTAGACTTGACAACGAAATCAATAATGAAAGCGTCGTTGTCTTTAATCATTCAAACGATGTTGTGATTTCATTATTTGACGAAGGAAAAGTTCGTGAGGCTACAACTAGAGAAATAATGATTTATGCTGAAGCTGTAAAACTTTACGATAAATTTTATAATGAAACGAGTTTACGAAAGTAACTCGTTTTGATATAATATAAAAAGATTTAAGAAGGAGAGATTTGATGAATTTTAGTCAAGCTTTTGATACCGTCAGTCAACGAGAAGGAACGTTTATGCGTTTGCCTCAATGGAAAGAGGACGTAAAAATTCGTGCTCAATTTCCTGATGAATACAGTAAAATGAGTCATCCTTACCTATATGTGGAATCGCGTTTTGGTAATGTACCTTGGATTCCAACACAGGTTGAAATGTTTTCAAATAAATGGGAGGTAGGAATTTAATGAGAAAATTTGAAGTAGTAAGTGCCTATAAGGACAAAGAAATTAATTTGCCAATGCGAGCAACTCCTCATTCAGCAGGTTATGATTTTGAGGCTGCAGAAGATATTGAAATCCCTTCATTCTTCGTGGGTGTTCGTCAGTTGATGACATATATTGAGGATAGAATCGATCAATCAAATAATCATCCAATGGATGAACGAACATACGAAAGGTTGATGAGATATGAAGAAGAAACTGATGAAATATCTAGACACCTATCTGAATATGAACAGCTTCCTGTTGCATATGTTAAAGAGCTTTTATCGTTAATCGATGATATTCTCGACGATGATGAAACTTCATGCTTAGAAGCTGTTGAAGATTTCCGTAAAAAATTAAAACCTACGTTAGTTCCTACAGGAATTAAAGCTTGCATGCATAAAGATGAATTTTTAGGATTATACAATCGTTCTTCAAATCCATTAAAACGAATGCTCGTATTGGCAAATGGCGTTGGAGTTATTGATAGTGACTATTACGATAATGAAGACAACGAAGGCCATATCATGTTCCAATTTATTAATCTAGGATTCCTTCCTGTAAAGATTAAGAAAGGCGAACGAATTGGGCAAGGTATCTTCCAAAAATTCTTAACAGTTGAGACAGTTGAAGAAACGCGTGAAGATACAAGAAGCGGTGGTTTTGGTTCAACAGGTGTTGACGACACTATTCCTGGAGAAATGTTTGAAAAAGAGGTGCTTTAATTGGAAAAATTTGTTGTTCATATTTTCTATAATAAAGAATTAATCAAGAAAGATTTAGTATTAGGTATCGCTGATCAAATTTCTAATATAAAAGTCAAAGACATTGAGCTCGTTCCTAATGTAATGGATATCACTGAAGATGAAGTAATGCGTGAAGCTTATGGAATCTCTCGTGAATTGAAGCGCATTACTGCTATCGTTCTTGATGTAAAAAATAATGAATTATTTAGGGCTGAAGGAAATAATTCTACTTCAATTCTTACAACAATTCAAATGGGGTTAAATAATTATGAAAGATAATATTTGCTTTGTTCTTGCGGGAAAAACACTTTCTGGCAAGACAACTTTACTAAAATATCTTGAAGAGAAAAAAGGTATTAAGCGTTTCATTACGACAACGACAAGACCTCCTCGTCCAGGTGAAATAAATGGGGTTGACTATTTCTTCATTAGTGATGAAAAATTTAATTCATTGATGAAAAAAGATTTAATCGTTGCTCCTAATTTTTACCAACCTGCTGAAGAAACAGGCAGCTCAATTTGGTCTTATGGGCTAGATGCAAATCTTCTTAAAAATAAAGGAAGAACTTTAGTTGTCACTGAAATCAAAGGAATTATTGACTTGCAAGATTACTTTGGTAAAAAGAACGTATATGCAATTTATCTTGATGTTTCTCGAGAAAAACAGTTAGAACGTTCACAATTACGTAATGAAAAATTCACTGAAGAAAAAATGCGTCGTATCTTAGCTGATGATGAAGCATTTGATAATATCTTCCAATACGCTGACCTCGTATTGAATGCCGATGATTCAATAGAAGTAAATGCTGAAAGAATCGCTTCTTATATTGAATACGTCGAAAATTATTATAGGAAATTTCGCAACTAAGTGAAACAAATGAAAATTGTTCTGCCAATCCCTCCTTCTGTAAATGGATATCTTTACCCTAAAATGATAAGAATGGGCGGAAGAATGATAGGAAGATTGGCAGAAACAGTTGAGTCAAAAGAATATAAGGCTCATATCATTCCAATTATTAAGAAAAGAATAAAAGAAGAAAATTGGAAGCAGCCTGAACCTGGAACATTCGTTGACGTTAAAATTGATTATTTTTTTCCTCGTAAACGAATGGATCCTTCCAATTATCTTAAGGTACCATATGATGCTTTTACCGCTGCAGGAGTATGGGGTGACGATGATATGGCTAAACCTCAAACAGGTTTAGTGATAATTGATAAATTTGATCCTCGCATTGAGATAACTGTTTCAGTTTCTGATCAAAAAGGAATCTTCAATAATAAAAAAGATCGTGATAGATTTATAACTAAGTATATGAACATGATCCCTAAACGATCATTTGATGCACTCCTTCGTAAACTTGATGAAGGTCGAGTCACTGAAAAGGTATATTTGACGGATAAAAACAAAGTGGAGGTAAGAGATGAATTTCTTAAGGGAATCAAAAATAAGTGATTACTTTGCGTTTTTTGCCGCCATATTCATTACAGCTGCCCTATTGTCTTTTGGTTTCTATAAGCAAAATATAGATGAAAAGATTAAGCAGCTTGAAGACGACAAGACGACTCTTATCTATGAAAATAAAGAACTTAAAAAGAAAGATAATTATTTAAGTGACACATATGATGATTGGAAAGAGTCTGCTGGAGAAAAATTAGGATATGGTTCTATCTTTCAGCTTGAAGGAATTGATAGTGTAAAAGATACGACAATTCTTACAGTTAAAGACACAAAATATGGTGGCGAATATATTATAATAACAAACAGCGATCGTTCGTTTATGCAAATAACAGAGAGAAAAAAATAGAGGGATTACCCCTCTATTTTTATACATATTTTAGTAAAAATGTACAAAATTTTGTTTACAAGTCACTCATTGATTGATATAATTATTAAGTGGTCAAAATTAATAAAGAAATTAAAGATCCTCGGAACTTTATCCTTCCTACTTAAACAACATTTGATCGCTTTCATACAATTCATTTAAGGTTTTAAAATCAACCATTTTAAGTATAAACTTTTCAATTAAAAAACATTAATAAAAGAAAATTTTCTATATACATTGTTCTTAATAAGGTTTATAATTAATATGTTGGTTAAAAACACAACAAAGCATTACATAAAGAATCAGTCTTGAAAACCTAGCTTTTAAAGAAGAAAGCCAGATTCAGGTGGCTATTTTTTATGCACAAAAATACTATATTAAAGGTGGAAAAATAACATGACAAAAACATTCTTAATGACAACGAAAACAGGTGCAGTGCAAAAAGATTTTACATTTGAAGAATTATACACCCAGTTCTTTAAGATGATTCAAAAAGAAACTTGGTCAATGGTTAAAGTTTATGGAAACATTATGAAACGAGAAGAAATAGAACAACAATTCACGATTGAACTTTGGAACTCATATGAAAAATATGACATCAGCCACGGAACTTGCATTTCAACTTACATCTATAATCGTTTCCAAAAAGCAAAAAGAGATCTTCTTTATCCACTTATTGGTTCAAGTAAAAGCAAATGGGAAAAGAAAAACACAACTTCATTATCAGCAAAACATAATGAAGATGATCGTAATGATCAGTCTAATAAGATGTTTACAAACGATAAGACATATAACCAAATAGTTAGCGCAGAAAATCTTCTTGTGAGTCAAGATTTAATTGAAGCAATCATAAGCGTTTATAATAGAGAAGAAGATCTTGATCTTATTTTAATCTTGATTGATAAGAAGACTTATTCAGTCGCAAATTATGCAGAAAAATGGGGAATTTCACGTGTAGCAGCCAATAATAGATTAAGAAAAATTAAGAAAGAATTGGTTAATGTGTTGGAAGATTTCAAGAATTAAAATTTTCATATTAAAAATAGACGAAATAAGCCTGGTAGTTTACACACTACTAGGCTTATGATATAATAAAAATGTAAATATTAAATGAAGGTGGAATATGAATGTCTGACAAAATTAGAAAATTAGATGATAGAGCACAAGCACGTGAGAAATTAAGTATTTGGTACGGATCACGTGATAACTTCTATCATGGTATTAAAGAGCTTATCGCGAATGCCGCCGATGAATTACGAAATCATGCGACAGATCCGGGTAAAATTGAAGTTACACTTTATGAAGGAAATCGTCAAATTATGGTTAGTGATAACGGACGAGGAATTCGTATAGGTGGTGAAACTGATGGTGAAAAGAATTATGATCTTTTATTTAGAACATTGTTCGCAGGTACAAAATATGACGTCACTGAATCGGTTACGACAGGAACGAATGGTGTAGGAACGACTGTCTTAAACTTTACATCGAAGCTGTTCGCAGTAATGTCTCATTACGATGGTTTCGTTCATAAAGTTCGCTTCAAAAATGGTGGTGAATTAGATGGGGAATACACCGAAATGAAATTAGAAAAAGGTATGAAAGATGTTCATGGTTCAACTTTTGTCGTTGAATTAGATGAAACTATTTATCCTCATGTCGAATTTTCTCCTGATAAAGTAAAAGAAATCGTTCAACATTTTGCAGCTGCTACATTAGGCGTAGAATTTACATTTAATTATCTTGATCAAAAAGAAGTATTTAAATATGAAGACATTCGTGAACGTTTCGAAGAAATGATTGGATCAACATCAACTTCAGCGATCTTTACATTGGGTGAAATTGAAAATGTAACATCAGTTGAAATCGTTGATGGAGATAAAGATGTTGAAGAAAAAAATAGTTACAATATTATGTTAACATCAACTCCTGACGTTTACCAAGAATCATACTTAAATATGACTTGGCTTGAAAATGGTGGAGCTATTAATGAAGGTATTCTTGATGGTGTTCGTTTATTCATGAATAAGTATTGCCGCACCAATAAATTATTTCCAGGAAAGATCACCGCATTTTCAAAGGATGATGTTGAATCATCAATTTCTTTCTTAGCTTTCACTGAATCAAATATCGTCGAATTTTCTAACCAAACTAAGTTAAGTACAAATAAGAAAAAATATAGAGACGAAGCAAAAGATTATGTAATGAATTTGCTCACAGCTGTTTCAATGCAACAACCTAAAGATTTCAAAAAGCTCGTTGATCATCTTCTTATGGTTCAAAAAGCAAATGGAGCTAACGAACGTGCTCGTCAAAAATTAAAGAAACAGTTAACTGAAAAAGTTTCAGGAATTGGTAATAAAATTGAAAAACTGATCGACAGTGAAAAACATGGATTAGATGCAGAACTCTTCTTAACAGAAGGTGACTCAGCCAATGGGTCGATCGTTGATTCTCGCAACGATGAGTTCCAAGCTGCATTTCCTTTACGAGGTAAAGTTCTTAACGTTCTTAAAGCACCACTTGAAAAGATCTTTAAAAATGCGGAAATTGTGAATATGGTAAAAATCATTGGAACAGGTATCACTGATGGAAAGAAAAATGATTTTGACATTAATAATTTACGCTTTGGAAAAATCATTATCACAACTGACGCGGATGCGGATGGTGGACACATTGCTTCATTATTGATCGCGTTCATCTATCGTTTCATGAGACCTTTACTTGAAAATGGCCATGTTTACGTAGCACAAACGCCTTTATATGAATTGAAGTTTCCTGATGATTCAGTTGTTTACTTTTTAACTGAAGATGAAAAAGAAAAGAACATTGGTAAATATGAAGGACAAAAATATGTTATCCAACGTCTTAAAGGATTGGGAGAAGTTGATGCTGAAACAATGGAAGCAACAACGATGAATCCTAAGACGCGAAATCTATTACAATTGACGGTCGCCGATGGAGAAGCAAATTATGCGATGATAAATAATTGGATGGGTGACGATGTAAATCCTCGTAAGAAATTAATTGAAGAGCAACTTCATAATTACATTAACGATATTGATTAAGATGGGTTAAAACCCGTCTTTTTCTTTCCAATGTTTACACTTACTCATTTTAATGATATAATAAGATAGTAATAAATATAAAGGAGATTATGAAATGTATTTTGAATCAAAAGAATTGTCTTTAAAACAAAAGACACGACGAGTAATTGAAATGAGCAATGAGATTAATTCAACATTGGACGTTTATCGTTCAATCATGGTGAAATATGAATTAAATAAGAAATTGGAAAAAGAAGATCTCGCTCTTCTTGAAGAAACAATTGAACGATTTGATCGTTCACAATTAAAATTAGAAGATGTTCTCTTCGGCGTATTAGAACAACATCGATTTTTAGGAGGCAACAATGATTAATAAAATTGAAGTAGGATCACATTTAAATAGCGCTATGATGGGTATGTCTGCTTATGCATTACTACAACGGGCAATTCCCGATTATCGTGATGGCTTTAAACCTGTTCATCGACGAATCATTACTTCAATGGTTCAAAATAAAACATTAAACTTCACTAAGTCAGCCACAGTGGAAGGAAGAATCATGCAGCTGCATCCACATGGAGGATCATATGGATCAATTGTTGGTCTTGTTCAAAAAGATAGAAATAATTTACCTTTCTTAATAGGTAAAGGATCTTGGGGACAAAATACATCTAACGATCATACTCCTGCTGCAGCTCGTTACACCGAGGTAAAATTGGGCGATAATGCTTTAGAAATCACTAAAGAATTAAAAGAAAATAGTGTTGATTATGTACCTAATTATGATGGGACAATCATGGTACCTGAAGTCTTACCTGTCACATATCCTTCTATTTTAACACAATCACAAAGCGGGATGGCTATTGGTTTTGCATCATCAACATTGTCTTATAACATTCATGAATTATATGATGCTATTGAAGATGTACTCATGATGAGACCAATGAAAACAATTTATCCTGATTTTCCAACAGGTGCATCAATCATTGAAGATGATGAAGCTGCAAAAGAAATCATTCGCACCGGTCGAGGATCTTTAAGAATGAGAGCGAAAATAGAAGTAGAAGGAAATAAAATTATCGTTCATGAAATTCCTTATGGTGCTAAACGAGAAGCTATCATCAATAAGATCATTGATTTAAACAAGCAAGGAAAATTGAAAGAGGTAACTGACGTTCGTGATGGAACATCATTTAAAGGAATGAAGATTGTCGTCACTGTTCGTAAGAATGCGGACATCAAAGAGGTAATCGCAAAGCTTTATAAATGGACAGCTTTACAAAGTTCAGTTTCATCCAACTTAAACGTTTTGATTGATGGGAAACCTCAAGTCGTCGGCGTAGAAGAATTATTAATTAAATGGCTTGGATGGAGAATGAAAGTAATTCGTCGAGGTATGCAAAATAAGATCGATAAAATGATGAAAGAATTAAACGTTTTGATCGGACTTCGAAAAATTACGTCAGTCGATGAAGCAATTAAAATCATTCGTTTTTCAAAAGATAATGAAGTTGAAGAAAAGCTAATGAAAACATTTGACTTGAATTATGAACAAGCTGAATACATTGGTAAAATGACTTTACGTTCATTAAATGAAGAACGTATTCAAAAGAAAATTCAAGCGATCGACGAATTGGAAAAAGAAATTGATCAGTTGAAGAAAAACGAAAAAAATGACGGATATATCAAGGAAGAAATTAAACGTCGTATGAAAGAAACGATTGAAAAAATTAATGCACCTAAACGTCGTACGAACGTAATCACGATCTCTGAAAAAGAAGAGAAAATCGTTAAGAAAGTTGCTAAACAAGAAAAAATTGGTAGTGATCACGATGTGACTGTCACAGTTACAAAAAATGGATGGGCATACAAAACAGATCGCTCAGGAAAAGAAAGATTCAAGATTCTTGCGGGTGACGAAATTCGTTATCAAGTACAAATGAAAAACAATGAAAAATTTACTACATTATTAAATGATGCTCTAGCAGGTTTAATTTGTGTAAATGATATTGATGAAACTATTGGAATATTCTTGCCGACGTATTTTGAAAAAGAAGATTATATTGCTTGCATTTTTCCAGGACAAGAAACAAACGAATTACTTTTAGGATATAATGATGGGCATATTGTTCGTGTACCTATTGAACAATACTCTGAAGCGTCAAGACGGATTTTAAAAAATGCTTACTGGAAAGACGAACCTTTAGTGTTAGTCCATCAAATTCGATCAAAAGATTCATCTATCGTCATCGAGTATGATGGAAAGGTTAAAAATATTGACATTGACAAAATAAATGTTAAACAATGGAGAGCTTCAAGAGGTCAATCTATTGTGAAAGTAAAAGAAAAAGTTGTAATGAATGTAGAATAAGGACATTCTGGGATCATGTTTATTTCATAATAATATAATTATACGAACATGATCCTAAACTTATTTTTTTAATTGTTGTAATTTTAATGTCAATCATGATATAATATAATAAAGGTAGCAATACCTATTAAATAATTGGAGTGATCATTTTATGGTACAAGTAAAACGAGTAGCAGGTTACCAACAAGAACAAGAAACACCTCTAGGAGTTTCCGAACATAACCTAGGAAAACAAGTATTCACTGAAGAAGTAATTGGAAAAGGTGCAAAAGCTGATCAAGAAGCATTACATCCTACAACAACAACTACTTCAACAGTGGGAGCTTAATAATTAAATAGAGCTTCGGCTCTATTTTTTTCATAAAAATATTTACATCCTATATATTAATAGTTATAATTAAATAGTAATCAATTAAATGGTGGTGAATCAATGAATAAGAAACAGTTTGATTCGTTAAGTCAAGATGGACGAAAAAGATTTTTAAATAATCTTCCTGAAGGACTTACGGAACATGAAAGAACACTATATTTTAAGGAAAAAAATGTAGTGAAAATTTTATATATACAAGCCTCCGGATATACATCTGAGACGTCATATAATTTAAATGGATTACTTATAGGCCATGAGTTCGGAGGACAACCACGAACATCTAATATGTAATTATGTAAAAATAGACGAATTTCGTCGAATAAAAATCGAATTTTATTTATAAAGGAGAATATAAAATGCATAAGAAAATGAAATAAGAAACGTATAATAGAGGAAATTCATCTATTTTTTCATATAAAATATGTAAACAGTTTACACTTTCTCCTCCTTCGTATATAATATAAACATATATGAAGGAGGAATTTTTATGTATATTTTATTAAAAGATTTATTGAAAAACGCTGAAGGGAATTTCTTATATCTAACACTTGATAATAGTGTATGTGTATTCTCTTCAAAAGATGAAGCTATTATGAAATATGGAGATAAAGAAGTTATAAATATTGATACGTGTGTAAATAATTTTGGTGCTAGTTTGGTCGTTAAAGTTAAGACTCATAATGATGTTGAACTTGAACGTAAAATGACTAAAAGAATTGAAAGTCAAGTTGAGCTTTTGGAAGGGTGGCGTAGCGTCACTTCTGATGTCATGTTTAAATTATTGGTTAACAATTATATTGAAGGATTCACAGATGCGCTTTATATTTTAGGACTCGACTATTCTAATTTACTTAAAGATGTTGAGAAAATAAAGAAAGGTGATATCATTGAGAAATAAAATGTATGATACAGTTGATAAAATATGGTCATGGATTGTGGTAGGTGTTGAGGTTTTATGGGAAGCGGCTTTAAACATTGCCGAGGTGTTAATTCCATTTCTTCTAGCTATAGGACTAGGATCATTACTAATATTATTTCTATCAGTCATTCCTAAAATTTTTAGTGATGTAATAATGAAGATATTCGTTTTATCATTAATCTCATTGTGGATATTTTTTATATTGAAATCATTTATTGATCGATGTAAAATTGTCAAAAAGCAACATGAAATAAGAAAGGATTTGGAAAATAAAAAATGAAAAAGTTTATATTGATTATCTTAGCTATAATTGGAGTGCTATTCATAGGAGGAAAAGATCAAAGAGCCTATGCGATGGTTCATTCTTCGTTTCATTCTTCATCGCATTCATCTTTTCATTCATCATCGAAAGTAGGTCGATCAACATTTAAGTCGCCCAGTCGATCAGGATCTTCTATTAAAAGTGGATCAACTTACAAAGGTTCGGTTAAAACTCCTAAGGTGTCAGTTCCTAAGACAAATAAATCATCTTCATCTAAAGTGAAAAGCAATTCCAATTTTAAAGGTAAACCTATTAAAAATGCTGACATTCCTACGAAAGTTAAGCCTCATTCATCAAGATCATTAGGCTTTAATGAAACGAATTATCGTCCATCTTATGAATCATCTTTTTCTTCACCGAGATTTTGGATGTGGTACTGGATGTTCAATCATCATGATTATAAAGACTCCAAAGGCGTAATTCATAAGTCATCAAAAATTAATTGGTTGAGAACTATTATGATGTTCATACTTGGAGCTTCATTATTAATCTTAATATTCCTAATAATATGGGCAATACTTCTATAAAAATAAATAGAAAAATATGAAGAAATGTGAGTAAAAATTGTTTACATTTCTTCATTCTCCGATTATAATATATATATAATCAATAAACAAATAATAAATGAAACGAGGAATATGAAATGAAAAAAGGTCAACGCATTATGTTATTAGTAGATGTTAAAACAATGATGGCAAAATTTTCAAAAGGCGAAGAATTATTAATCACTAAAGTTTCAATGGCCAACGGAAGAAAATCAATCACAGCGAGAAATGGTTTTGGATCAACTGTCGCTTTAAGAGAAGAACAGTTTAAAGTTTTAAGTAAATAAAAATTAATGAAAAGAGGGAATTAAAATGAAAAAATTAAACGAAATGACAGCAAAAGAACTTAAGGAAATGGCGAAAGAACAAAACATCAAAAATTGGTGGAAAATGAATAAGGAGCAACTTATCGTTGCTCTTTCTCAAGGAGACAAAGTTGAAGAAACTAAAGAGGAAAATACTAAGGAGGAAACACAAATGAATAAAGAAGAAAACATCTCAATCATCGAAAAAGTTTACCAAATGTTAGAAAATGAAAGTGATGAAGTTAAACGACAAATCGCAAATAAACTTCTTAAAGATACTAAGAAGAAAAAAGAAAAAATTGAAATCGTCGTTGATGATGAAACATTCACTTTCGAGTCATTACGACAAGCACACATCACTCTTAGCGAGAAATATGGTTTTACTTACTATGGTATTAAAGCTTTACTTGAAGGTAATGAAAATCATAAAGGTTACAAAGCAATGATGAAAGATCATAAAGTAACAGGAAAATTCTTATAAGAGAGGAAAGAGGAAGATGTATAAATTCTTAGGTTTATTATTCATATTATTAATTGAGGTTGTAGCGATGCATCTTGTCGCTACGCCTTGGTACGGATTAAATGTTTTTATCATAGGACTTATCACAATATTTTTAGGAACAATCGCTATAGGAATTATCGTTTATGATGAAGATGTAGATGAAAGAGTTCATAATTAAAATAAAAAAAAAATGAGGAGCTAAATGCTCCTCTTTTATATACCAAAAGCTTCAAATAGAATTTCATCGCTGCGATCCATTAGATATGATTCTGTTGTAGATACATCCTCATGATGAGCGATTAATTTCAACACTTTCAGGTCTAATGATTCTTTCCCTAATTCTTTCAACACATGATGTGTTCCATTTGAATAGTTGTCCAATGACGAATGTCGGAAACAGTGAGGATTAATGTCTAATTGAACGCCTGTTTTCTCCTCAAGAATTGTCCTAAATGTTAAACAAAATGAGTACAATGATTCATAAGAACGAGCTCGTTTGTTTTCTCCTTTGCCCGCTACCCACAACGATTCAATATCATCTTCTCCTCGTTGATCAAACCATTTCTTTGCAATTTCACGTGTACGATCAAAGTATAATAATTGGAATTTCTTTCCACGTTTACCAACTACTTCATTAGTCATCTTACCTTCTAAGAAACCTTTCTTATTTACCTGTAAGATTTCATTTCTCCTTGCAGCAGAATCGTATGATAATGAAAGGTAAAGAGCCATTTCATATCGTTCTTCCGCCAATAATTGATCAAGGATCACATTAATTTGATCATCTGTTAAGAACACAATATCACGTACTTTTTCTCCTTGCACGCCCTTGATCGAACGCATTACATTTTTATCATAATCATATTCGTCCTCATCATCTTCAGCGAATGTTAAGAGGTTACGAATTGAGCTTTGGAATCGATTAATGCGTGCTGCACTAGTCCCATTATCTTGAAGCTGTAAGAAGAAAGTTCGGAACATTCTTTTCTTTAGGTCTAATATAGATTTGTTTCCTGCATTATCATGAATCCAACAAAAGAAAGCACGAATGTCTGCCACATACTGATAAATCGTTTTCTCTGCTCGTCCTTTACTTTTAAGCTCTAGAACATAATCTTCTAAAAGCATTTTGTTTTCAGTGTTGACAGTCTCCCAAGTCTTTTCATTAAATAAGTTATTACGTTTGCCCATATTATTATCTCCTTACTTTATATATGTAAAAGGAGAGGAATGAACCTCTCCTAAATTAATTAATAGAAAGAACCATGTGCGATCCCAGTATTAGCATTACGAACTGCTACCCAACGATCTTGTCCTGAATATGATACGTAATGTGCCCAAATATATCCATCAGCCTTTACATATCCATCGTAATGGAATGATTGTCCTGTATAATATTGTCCTACGACTCCAGCGTTCACTGAAGGATTTGAACGAATGTTCACAGTTGTTCCAGCAACGAACGTTCCGTTTTCTTGATGGAATGTTGGAGTTGGAGCTACATTTTGTGTTTCAGTTACCAATGCGCCTGATACCCAACCAGCGCCATTTACTTCAAACCAAGTTGTGTAACCATTTACTGATTCACCATTACGAGTGATACGTGTTGCTGTAAAACGATCGCCAGCTTTTAATTGACCAATAATTTTTGCTTTGGTGTTTTGGGCTGCTCGAATATTCACAGTTGTGTCGGCTACTTGAGGTTTGTTCCAAGCTGCGATATTGTAAGGAGAAGTTGGTGTAGGATTTGGATTTGGTTTTGGATTAGGATTTGGTGTAGGAGCGACAGGATCTTGTGAATCTCCAGCGACGCCATATTTCAAATCATTAGCCAGTTTTTGTTTGCTTACGCCCATTTCAGCTAAATATCCATAAGGATCAGTGTGATCGCCCCAGATATTTTGTGTTACCCACAAATGAGACTTAATACCAGGTGTTCCTGCGCCACCTTCATCTAACGTCAAAGGAATGCCATAAGCTTTAGCAGCAGCACGAGCCAATTCTACATAAGCATTATAGTTTTTCTTAAATAATGCTGGGTCAGATGTGTGCTGCAACTCAATTTGCACAGGTGCATAAGGATTAGCATTTCCGGCTCCCCATGACACGTAACCCCATTGACCTACACGATAGTCAATTCCACCGTCACCGATGATGTCAGTCGTATAAGCACTTTGCCAGTTGTTTCTCATATACGTAGCTTCATTGCGGCCCGTTGCTCTAGGATTGGCTGTTTCATGCAAGATGATGTATTTATTTTGAGCAATACGACCATCTCCAGCTCCGGCAGGTAAATTAAATTCATTGTTCACTGTATAAAGAGCGGCTGCATCAGCTTTATCTCCTGCGAACAAACCTCCTACGCCTAAAGCGACTGTTGCGGCAACGATAGCGATAATTTTCTTAATTTTCATAAATTAAGTACCTCATTCTTTCTTTATTTTGTTTTTATATGTATAATCTATTGTCAGTAAAACGAACATGTCATTAGAATGTCCTTCTGACAATAGATTATACTTTACATTTTATTTGTCTTTGTTGCTACCATTTAATTTTCCGTCATCTAAGATATCTCCTACACTATTCCAGTCTTTGATCTTACCCGTGAATAAAGCAACAATTAAAGTAAGTAAATCTTTACCTCCAGCTGCGATAAGACCAGCAATTACACCATCATAAATTCCTAAAGCGATTGATTGATCAGTTGCCCAAGTAGCAAAAACTCCAATTACGACCCCAACTCCACATGCAATTAAAGGTAAAAATCGATTGTCTACTTTTTCAACATTTTTAAGAATGTACGTTACTAGAAAGACTCCTAAACCAATCATTAGGATGTAATTATTGTGAAGCATATTCATAGCATTTACGATTGTATCAATCATTAAAAGTTCCTCCCATTAATTTTATTTCTTTCTTTTTCTCTTAAGGCTCTAGATAACTCTACGATTTGTTGTTCTTTTTCCTCTAGGAGTGCATTCATTTCTTTTTCTTTTAGTTCCAGCTTATCTAATAATTCTTGTGATTGTGCAAGCTGTAACCGAAGTTTTTCAGCCAAATCTTCCAATCGTGAAATTTCCAAATCCTTTTCTCGATTTTGTTCCTTTAGTTCTTGAATGATATTACGAATCTCAGTTGTGTAAATTCCAGCGGCATCGGATTTGCTTTTCCTAGCAACTCCAAGGTAGGTCATTAGTCCGCCAAAGATGGCCGTGACTAGACCAATAAAAACTTCATTCGTGAGCATTTCTTTCATAAAGCCATCTATCTCCTTTGTATCTTATTGAGAAAATTAGTAAGAAGAAAAGAGTGAATAAAAGAATCCATGTAATGTTATGGTATCCACTTACTGATCTTACCAAATAAATCGTCCCCAATGAAAAATACAAAGCTCCTAATAATACTATACAAATTTTCTGCAGCTTGGTTTTAATTCGCCAAAAAGAGTAAGCTAAAACCAATGAGAAAACTATGATGATAGCACCAGTGATGTTGTCATCTATCCATTGAAAACTTTTTGGTAAAGTTAGAACTCCTCTTTGAACCAAATAGTCATCGTTGACTATTTGGAACAATCCGAGGACGAAGGTTGAGATGACTAACGTATAAGCGTATTGCTTTTTGATAATCATCAATTTTTATACCTCCTTGGCACCTTCAATAATTTCTCTAACTTGATCTTCAGTGATAGACTCTGGTACGAACATGTAAAGCTCTTCTTCCTTCAAGAATCCAACATTATACATATCTTTAATCAAATCAAATTCATACATACTTATTCATCTCCTTTAAGAGTTGTCGTTGTCGTAAAAGGTAATGTTCCATTTTCAACTGTTGTTGATGTAGTTGTCGTAGGTTCAACAGTCGTAGATGTTGTCGTTGTTGCGGCTTTAGTGGTTGTCGTTGTCGTTAATCCATCAAGTAAAGGTTTTACTTTTCTTTCAAGATTAATTGTTGCTAACATTGCTTTTGATGATGCCGATCCAGCAATAGCTAATTTTGCTTGATTTTCCGACAATTCTTGATTTGCTTGCGCTAAATCATTTTCTAATCCTTCATAGCGAGCACGAAGATTATCAAATTCATCCTTCAAAGCTAAGTCTCCAATGAATACCCATTTCCCTTCAGTTGGAACAAACGTTTGTTGTCCCAAAGGATAATCTTCTAAAGGAGCTACGTCAGTGAATGGAAACATCACTGGATATCCTTCACTGACTTCAAATTCTTGTCCGCCTACTTCTTCAAATTTCCAAATTTTCATAATATGATCTCCTTTTATATTTAAACTTCTTCGTTTATTTCTGGTAATGTAGGTGTATCAATTTCTGTAACGTGAACATTTATTAATTGACCTTGTACGTATTTTCCTGATGCCATTTCCCAACCAAAACTTAAATTATCGCCTTTCTTACCATTAATTAAAAATGTATGATTAATAGAATTACGATATTGAATATCGCTAGTTGCTAATCCCATACCATTACTTTCACGCCATTGAATTGTTTGTTCTGTATCTTTCCAGGCACACAGGTAAACATATCTTCCTGTCGTGGCAGCCAGCCCATTTGCTTTAGCTGTGACTTCAACTAATAATGTTGCATCACGATTAAATGTTTGATTCCATCGCCCACTATTGAAATCAAGCGGACAAGGTTTCATCTTAACACCTAATCTTTGACCAATTGTTCCAATTTCATTACCCCATCCCATGCGACCTTTATTTGGCATGTTTGATGTGTGATTTGTTCCAAGATAGAAGTGACCTTCATAAGGATATAACTTTTCTTCCAAAATAGTGATACGTTTTAATGCGTCTTGTAATGAAGCCATGTCTGCTACTTCCACCCAAGGTTTTGCCACATTAGGTGATACACGACGAAATGCCATTCTTTGTTGAATTGAATCATTAGCTACGTTCGTATATAATATTTGAACGGAGCTGCCTGTGTCAATATCAGGAGTATTTTGTAGGATGTAACCAACTGTGTTAGCTTTCATCGATTCAGGAATATTTGCGTAATCCGTCATCGCTTGCATCTCTGCGCCGGTCAAATATACATATCCTTTTCTTAATCTTAGATCAGCCAAGGATGCTTTTGCTGATGTGATTTGTGCAAGTAAAAATGCATTTCCATCATCATTGGTTAATTTTGCTTTTTGCCACAAAACTGTAAGATTATCAAAATCTGCTCTCCTAAACGTTTCATTCCATCCTGTAGCTGATCCGCCATATATGCGACGAAATGCAATTCGTAGGTTCGTAGCAGCATAAGCCATTGCATAAACGAATTGAATTGTTCGATCTGGAGAAACGTCAGGAACATTATGAACGACGTAGCCTGAAATTTGAGATGCATCACCACTAGGAGTTCTTAATGTTGAAGGCAATGTGTTGTAATCGGTCATTGCTTGAGCTTCAGCTTGTGATAGCATAATATATTTCTTATGAATTTTCAAATCAGCAAAAGAGGCTTTTGCTCCTTCAATATTTACTAAAGGAACAGCGTCACCATCATCCATCGTCATTGGATAATTTTGAACATTGTTTTCAAGATATTGTCTACTTAAATTCCAAACATAGTCTTTAGGACTATCACTGTCTTGGAAACCAACACCTTGATATTTTAACATGTCTACATTAGGAGAACGTGTATCACCTTTTTCAATCTTAAGCCATTCAATTTGACAAGCGCCTACTGTTGATTGCGGATACTGAAAAATACGCAATTCTTTAGGTACGTTTGAAGAAACATGATTTGGTGTAAATGTTAAAGACCACACATCAGTTAATCCTTCTACTGGTTTTAAGTTTCCATAATTAGTAGTTCCTGATCCATCGTTATACACCATAAATGTTTGACCTGAGGGTTTTGTTCCTTTAAGCGTGATAGTATATGTTTGACCTACTATAAACTCTTTTTCCATGTTAGCTTTATATATTAAGTACTCACTAGAATTAATTGGAAATTTAACATCTTTATTTGCAAGATTTTTTCCAATTTCTCTTTTACTTAAATTCCAAGGCTCACCTAATAAATTAGGCTGATATGGTGTGGCTGTTGAGCCTTCTTCAATCTTAATATCACTGACAATCACACTACCGTTTATTTTAGCGCCTACTTCTGTGTCAATAGTTAAATAGAATCTTAATAAATCTGTGATTTCATAATTAACTATTCCTGTACCCTTGATTGTTATTTCTTTTCCTACTACTGCATCTATAGTTGTAGCATACAATAAAATAGTACCACCGTTGGTTTTACGATAAGATACTCTCAACTTATCAATATTTCCAGTTGTACCTTCCTCTATTTTAACTTTTGCGCTTATAGTATACGTTTTACCACTAACTAAACTAGGTATGTTATTTGAAGTAAACGCACTAAGGCGGTTGACCCCCTGAGAAGTTAAACGTATGCTGTTATATCCTACATCTAAGACTGAGACGTCACTCTCTTTATTAAAATCAGAAGCTTTAATTACATGCATTAGATTGGAATTTCCACTATAATCATAGTCCCCGAAGTCTAATGAATTAGAATACATTACATGCAAATTTCCTAATGCTTCAATTGCCTTACGAATTTCTTCTGATTTTTGAGCTAAAGAATTATAACTTGTATTTAATGTATTTAACTTACTTTCCAAAGTTCCAATCTTCGTTTTCAGATCAGCTAACATTGCGTCTCCTGCTTTAGTGTAATTTGCTAAAGCGTCGTTGTAGGCTTTATTCAATTTATCGATCAGCTTATTGTATTCTGTGATAATTGTTTCAGCTTCATCTGCTGTAATGTCGGCATTATCAAGAACGATAACTTGGAAGTTTGAAGTTGTACTTCTTTGTTTAGTTGTGATGTTCGTTAATGAGAAATAAGCTCGTTCATATTCTCCTGGAACGCCAAAAGCCATATTAGGAAATGTATAATCAAATTTTCCTTGATTTGCTACGATTCCTGATACTCCTTCTGTGTCAAGAACGACCGTCTTATTTCCACTTGTGTTTCCTTCAAATGTAATTGTGTAACCCGTCAAATCAATTGGTTCGTCGTTGGCTGTAAGGTAGACGGTAACTTTTTGAACGCTACCGTCTCCAACACGACCATAGATTATAGGAGTTAAACGTGGCTGTTTGAAAATATCAAAACGCATTTCTCTATTTGCCAAATTTATCGTCTCCTTATAAAAAATCTAAATTAGGATATAGTTGATCAGTTTCGATCATAGGAACACGCATTAATCTACATGTTTCATAATCAGCTTCAGTCTGAACACCATAAACCTGATAATAAACACCTGATGCTTGAATGTCTCTCATAGATGTATCATCATTTAAGACAGCCATAGGAATTGAAAGGAGTGCTCCTCCATGTTTTCCATATGCATAAATTTCATTTACTGTTCCAGCAGCTCTAGATCCTGGGCTATTCCAAAGCCATGAAACAGGATATTGAGGATAAAGCTTATGAAAAGCATCTCGTTGTGTTTTATTATTGATAACGAAGAATACTCGTTTTTCTAAACCATAACTTACAATCATATCATGAATCATTTTTGCAGTTGATGCAACGCTTAAGTCAATTTTACTTCCATCGAAATTAATTGTTAAATCTGTTCCTCTCAATGCTAAAAGAACAGATGATAATGAAGGAACTTTAAGTGTTTGACCAACAAGGTTAGGATATTTTACTGGATCGATTTTAATATTTAACGCTTTAACTTGAGCTTCTGTTAAATCGGCAAAATTGCCTGTTCCATTAGTTGTTCGATCAACAGTGTCATCATGCATTAAATATAATTTTCCATCGCTAGTTAAACGAGGATCCAATTCTACTCCGCCATAACCTAAGTCAATCGCAGCTTTAAATGCCTCAAGAGTATTTTCAGGATATGACACCGTAGCTCCTCGATGAGCCATCATTCGCTCAGTTACTTCATCAGTAAAACTTGTTGGGTAAGGATCAGATGTTTCCCATTCTCCATACCAATAAGTATTTCCTGTGTAAGTTGCTGTACCAATTTTAATATTGTTTGTACCCAGTCGTTCAACGAAACCTTTATAATTAATGCGTTCTGGAGCATTAAATTGAACACATGTTAAAGGAACATTCCAATAAGTATATTTTGCTGCATTGCTTAAGCGAAAACCAGTAGGAACTTGCGCAAAAGTAGCAACATCTGTTCCTGTGGCACTAGTAAATTTAATTCTGGCAAAGAATTGTACTTTCCGTCCTTTTCTAATGAATTGATAATTAGTGATGTCAGCATCTGTTGTTGAGTTCGTTTGAATGTATTGCTTAAATCCTTCGTCAATATCATTCGCTGATCCTTCACCCGTTCCAAACCAACCAAATGTTTTCATCCAAGGTAAACGTCTTTGCATAACTCTCATTGAGCGTGCTGTCATAACTTTAGTAAAATCACCAGCGAAGTTAAAATCTGATGGGCGCATTGCTTCATCAGTAAGAGCATACATTAAAGCATCATTTTTTCTTGGATCACTGAAATTTTTTGTTCCTACAACATTTTGATTTCCAATAGTTTTTACGAATGTATTTTCTTGTGTTTTTGGAATGTATTTTGAATCGACTTCAGTTTTCGTATACGTTTCAGTTTTCGTATATGAATCACCTTTTTTGGCAACTTCTACTCCGCTGCTTTGGAGCGTACCTGTAAAGTTTTTAAGGCCGGTAATATTTTGATTACCTGAAGTTTTCACTACATTCTTATCAATTTCATCAATTTTTGCTTCATTTGAAGCTGCATTTTTTTCAATGAAATCTACATTTTCGGGAGCACTGTTCCAATTATAATCTTTAGGATTAGATGACTTAGTAAAACCAATTCCTTTATATTTAAAAGGGGCATTTAAATTAGGAGTTCGTGTGTCACCTTTTTCGATTTTGAGCCAGTCAATTTGGCATGCACCAACACTTGACGCTGGAGATTGGTAAATGTACACAGCATTTTTCTTTTCTCCTAAAATATCTATTTTTAGGGTAGCCGTCCATGTATTATGCAGACCCTCAACCGGTTTGAATATGGTGTGATTTTTTAACGCTAAATATACTCCAAAAGATTGAGCGGAAGGTTTTGTTGCACCTATGGTCACAGTGTACGTCTCCCCTTCAACGAAATCTTCAGGAGTTCTACCTGAGTATAACGTTTCAACACTTGATGTTATAGGAAACTTCACTGCAGGGTCAATAAGATTCTCACCCCACACCGCCTTACTCAAATAATATGGCTCATCTAGTAAATTAGGCTGATAAGGCGTTGCTGTCGAACCTTCTTCGACTTTGATATTTTCGATTAAAACAGTTCCGACAAAAGGCTCTGTTGATGTTGTATTGATCGTGAAATACATTCTATCGAAAATCGATGGATCGGTTGCCGAACTCGAATTTGCCGTGATGAATATTTTCGTCTTCTTTCCGACTTGCGCATCTTTAGCCGTCAATGGCAATATGATTGTCCCGTTAGGGCTTTTTCTATATCCTAACCTTAAATTTTCTAACTTCCCAGAATAACCTTCCGTAACCGTAACATCTGCACTTAACGTGTATTGTTTGTTAGGAAGTAAAGCTGGAACACTCTTCATAGTTTCTAAAAAAGTAGCACCATCAGTTTTTGTGAAAGTTACTTTTAATGCATTTCCTATATCTTCTATAGTACCACCAGTAACTTTATAAAAATCACTAGCTTTTAGAGGAGTCATTAAGTTAGCATTTCCTGAATAATCATAATTGCCAAAATCCAATGAGTTAGAATATAATGAATGTTCAGTGAATGCTTCATTCATTTCATCCTTAGTGTAATACTTACTTAAGTCAGGCTTAGGAATTAGGTCGTTAATGTTTAAATTTAAAGTTATTTCACAAACGAAATAATCTAAATTAGTTCTTAACATTTTTGTTCCATCTGATGGGGTAGGTACGCCCATAATAAAAGCCATTACACCATTTTGATCCATTATTGTGTCAACGGATCCAACACCTGCTGTTACAGGATCGGGTTTGGAAGAACTGTGACTATTATTATCAATGCCCCAACCAGTCCAACCTTGCCAAGTCGTTCCAGTTGTCGTCCAGTTAGATCGGCCAATTGTATATTTATATACATCTCCTACTGATCCGAAGCCATAAGCAGTTGCACTAACAAAAGTAGCTTTCTTTATTAATTGTTCTTTTTGTTGTGAACGAGTAGTCGCTCCTACATTGATGAATAAGTTTGGAAAACGACGACTTATTTCTGACACTGCATCAATTCTTGCTAAATGAAAAGTGACTTGACCATTTAGCGTTTGTTGTGCTTGAGCAAGTTTTCCATCTAATGCAGAAACATTTTTATAGTTCTTCCACATTGTTGCTGCTACATCATCAGAAATTAATTCCGTTCCATCGTTCACTGTTCCTACAGAGTTTATATTCGCTGCGGGTATTGTGCCAAACTTCATTACGTTAGGATTTTCTGCAGTTGAACCTGAAATTTTTCCAGCGAAATCGATAGGAACCTTAATTTTAACATTTTTACCAGCTAAAAATGAAAGCACATCTTCCATTTTTAGTAACCCATCATTCACTAAATCGTTCATTCTTTCTTCTAGATCAGTGAGTTTTGCGTTAGTTTTCTCGTAATTACTGTTTAAAATATCGATTTTATTCTGAGCCGCATTAATCTTATTCGTAAGATCAGTAATGTAGTTATTGTACCTCGTATCGTAATTTTTCTTGAACTCATCGAAGTCTTGTTGTAATTCAGTTTGTGCTTCCAAGAAAATACGATTTAATTCATCAACCAATTCTTCATATTCTGTAATGACTGTATGAGCTTCCTCAACAGTGATGTCTGCATTTTCGAATACTTGAATGTTAAAGTCTGAAGTCGATTCTCTTTGATCTCCTTTCACAAATGAAAAATATGCTCGTTCATATTTTCCAGCTGTTGAAAAAGCGATCAGTGGAAATGTGTAAGTAAAATGACCTTTTGTGCGATCAACCATAACGATTCCTTCAAGATCTTTTACATATGTTCGGTTCCCACTTGTGTTACCTTCAAAGTTAATGACCCAACCTGTTAGGTCAAAAGGCTCTCCATTATTCGTGACATATACATCAACAGTTTGGACGAGTCCATCAGCGACCCGCCCATAGATGATAGGAGTCAAATCTGGAATTTTTGAAATGTCAAGACGTAATATCTTATTTGCCATTGATTATTTTCTCCTTTATTACTTTATTTTCAAATACCGTTCTTATGATATTTTCTTTTGTTTAGTTTTGGTTTTTCAAGTTTTTGCTCAAGTTCTTCAACTCGTTCAATAAGCTGTTTGTTCGTCATGCTGTTCAACATGATTTGCTTATTGACGTTTAATGTTAAGTAATGAGAATTATCTTCTTTTTGAGCAAGGAAAGGCGTGTATTGTGCAATTAGGCCAAGTTCACGATCTGCATTAGGTTGTGCTTCTGCTTGTCTACTTGAATACATTTGCTTACGATCAAATTCATAAAACTCCAATTTCTTCGTTTCTTTAATCGCATCAATTTTACTCTTTTCAATGTTTTCTTTTAAACGAATATCTGATTGGTTTAAAATTGAAAAACCATGCATATTTAAGTTTGCATAAAAATCAAGAATTGCATTGTTGTATGCCGTGAAAGAGTCGTTTCCTCCAACTTTCATGTTTTTTAAATAACCACCAGAAATAGCATAGTTATTCATGCTTACACCACGATAAATACTCATGTCTCCCGAACCCGTCGACGGAAAATGAACACTATTTATTGTTATTTTACCAGTGCTTCCATTAATATTAAAACGGTTAGTGAAAACCTTTTCACCAGTTCCATCCCACGTTGATATTGAAAAATCATATCCTCTTTCAACTGCAATCATCGTACCTAACTCACCATTAGTTTGATCCCGCGAACGAGAAAAACCTGCCATTTGTCTACTTTGATCATCATAAAAAGCTAATGATCCAGCACGAAATTGAGCAAAAGTAGAATTGTCTGAAGAATCTATAATTGTAATCGTTCCTCCAACGATCACAGTTCTTGTACCTGAACCTATTGTCTCGAAACGTGCACCCGTGATAGTAACACCGACGATGTCAATTGCTCGAAGAGTACCAGTTGAAATTAGATCAGCTACAATTTGTCCTTCTTTATTCATACCTACGACCCAAGGACCATTTCGTCCAGTTTTTGAATAAGCTAGACCTGCCTCATTCCATCTCCACATCTTTTTAGCTGTGTTAATGTTTGTCGTATCCATGATATAAATTTCTTGAGGATCAGCTAATGACGGATAAACAACTACGTGCCCTTCACCAGGATTATTAATAACGTCACCAAAATGATCAATATCTTCTTGAAGATTGAAATATTTATTTTTCCAATCGTCGGTTATATCTTTAATTTTGTCATTCCATTCATCTTCGTCCATCGTATTATCACTGATGACGTCGCCTAAATTGGTGCGAGCATCACCAAGCTCTACAGTTTCAAATTGATCCAAATCAGGTCGCCAAACTACCTTTGTTACTTGTGCAACCGCATTAATTCCTAATTCATTAAATGCAACAGTGATGTAATCACAAAGATCAATTTCTTCTAATCTTGAAATGTCTCCACTTTGAACGGATTTAGTTAGATCAACGAATTTCGTTTTAATTGAAACTTTAGGAACACCAACATTATTACTTTTAACATAACTTTGGGCCATCGCTAAAAGTTCAGCCTTGTTCGTAGGTTTCTTATTAGAAAAATCTACGCTTTCAATACGCCGAACCCTATATTTTGAAACGTGTTCGCCGTCTACATAATCACCATCAACTGTGATAATTTGTTCTTCTTGTTCTTTTCCATCTTCAACTTCAGGAGTATATTTTGCCCAAGGATAAATAGATGTAAAAGTATTTTCAATACTTTCTTCCTGTGAAATATCAAGCAAATTTTTTCCATAAGCTACTACGATGCCAGTCTCTACACCTGCTTTTTCAGGAAGTTTAATCTTATTATTGTCGAAGATATATTCTCCTCCAAAGAGATCAAGTACAGAGCCAGCAGTTCCACCAAAAGCTTCCATTGTGTTAGCAAATTTTGCAGGATCAGTTAGTGTAATTTCTTTTTCTTCCAATCGTTGTGATGGATCTATTACAAAATCGTACTTAGGAATTGAAATGTTTAAAAGAGCTTTCATTACGTCATCAGCTTTACCTTTTACGTTAGCGCTTTTCTTTACAGCTGAACGAAGTAATTGATAACGATAATGTTCAGCATAAACTGAAACGATTCCATTGATAGGTTTCGTTACTGTTTGAATTTCAAATCGTTGGTTTTCTGTGTACGATTTTGTTCCTGCGTTTGTTACAACCCAGTTACCGGTTTTTATTTGGTCGAATAAAACTCCTTTCACTGGATATTGAAATTCCAAAGTATATTCAGCATTTCTGCCTCGTGTCACACGAGGCAAAATTGCATCATTAAGAGGACCATATCCAAGAGAGTTCCATTCGGTTTCAAATTTGTCATGTAAAACAAGTTTGCTCATACTGCTAACGTCCTCCATCTTGGTTTAATCATTACATTTGTCATGTTATCAAAACTTATCGTGTTTCTTCCAACTTCCAAAATTAATGGTGAATAACCTGCATTCGTCATCATGATCGAACTAGTTACATTTTCACCAGTTGTTTCTGAATAAGCGATTCCTAATTCATTATCTACAACGTAAGTTCCTGCTTTTAATTTACCAGCTTTAAAAGTAAACTGACGACCATTAATGTAGAAATGAGCGTCATTTGTTGTGCTGCTTATTGTAAACTTGATCAAAGGAAGACTTTCAAATTCTTCTGGGTTGGTAAGAACAGTATTATTATAAATTACTTTTTCTTCTTCTCCATCAACTCTAAAAATAAAAGGTTGTGTTTTGAAAGTTACGTCAAAGTCGATCCAAAGACCATTTACGTTGTTGTCCGTCGCTGATGTTCCTGAGTAAGCAAATCCTTTATAGTAATATTCGCTATATTCACTAAAAATAATTGGCGTATATTCTTTTGATCCATAAAGCCAAGCGGCAACCTCACGAAGAGATTGCGCTATATGCTTTTCAGGATTTTTATAAAGTCTTACAGGAAATACTTTATCGATGTCTTTATATTTCTGCCTATCTGAAATAATATCAGAATTTCGACCATCAACATCTATCGTATCAAAAACGGACTCGGGCACGACTAATTCCATGTCTTTGCGTATACGCATTCCCATTTCGTTAGACTTGCGCCCAAGATATTGAAAATAGGGCATGTCACTTAAATCAAATTGACTTTTTAGTGCCATAGTTTCACGCTCCTATTTTTCTAATTTTCCTCTAATTTTACGTTCAGTAGAGATTGCGATTTCTTCAGCTAAATCTTCAACATCTTCGCCATTGTTAACGACTACTTCTTCAATATTGATGTTAAACACCATAGGAGAAGTTCCTCCAGTAGGAGATGCAACCGCAGCATTTGCTAAACCTGCAAGTGATCGATTTTTACCTGAGATTGAGCCAAAAGTATTCATTGTGGAATTTACTCCTGACGTAATAGCAGATGAAGCACGACCAATTGCAGCCATTGATGAAGAAATCATTCCGCCAAATCCACCAAATCCGCCTCCAGCAGGAAATGGTCCATTCGCAGGATTATAAGGATCATCATCGGAGACAACCTTAATTTCTCCTTCAGATTTAAACGGATTAAACTTGTCGATGATCTTACCAGCTTTATCCCATGCATTTTGAATCGTACGAACGATTCCTCCAAATACATCAGAGACTGCTTGCCATAAGTTTTGGAATGCGCCTATTACATTATTGACGACTCCGCTAATTCCACTGATGACACTCTTAATCGTTCCAACAGCACTACTAATAGCACCTGAAATTCCATTCCAAACGCTACTTGTCACGTTCCTAATTGAGTTCCAAACGCTTGACGTAACACTGCTTACTGCGTTCCAAACATTTGAGATTGTATTTCTAATGTTGTTAAAGATTGGAGATGCTATACCTGAAATACTATTCCAAATTCCTGAAAGAACACCTTTAATACTATTCCAAACTCTTGATGTTACTCCACTAATTGCATTCCAAACCGCAGAAATATTATTCTTAAGATTGTTCCACCAAGTTGTGGCAATACCAGTGATTGTGTCCCATACAGCTTTTAATGCGTTTTTAATTGTGTTCCAAACGCTTGAGGTAACACTGCTAATAGCATTCCAAATCGCAGTGATGTTATTTTTAAAGTTATTCCACCAAGTAGTAGCGATACTTGTGATCGTGTCCCACACGGCTTTAAGAGCATTTTTGATTCCATCCCATACTTTAGATGTTACATCTTTAATGCCATTCCAAAGTCCAGTGAAGAAATCTTTTAATGTATTAAATACATTTTTCGCCGCGTCAACAGTTGCATTCCAAATTCCTGAAACTGTATCCTTAATCGCATTCCAAACGTTCGTCCAAATTGTTGAAATTGTGTTCCACAATCCAGTGAAGAAATCTTTAATTGCGTTCCATGTTGTTTCAGCAACGCTCTTAATTCCTTCCCATACTGCAGAAAGTGCTTCTTTAACAGCATTCCAAACTGTGTTCCAAGTATCAACGACTCCGTCCCATACTTTCATAACTGTGTCGCCAATGACAGACCAAATTGCTTCGGCTGTTGCTTTCAATCCTTCCCATAAAAGAATGATTGCAGTGATAGCAATTTGGAGAGGTAATGTAATGACTTGCCAAATTGCGTTCCAAGCTACATTAATGACATCTTTAAGTCCTTCCCAGAATGCGGAAGCTTTTTCTTTAAAGCTGTCCCATATACCTGTCACAGATTCTACGACACCATTCCATAGGCCAGAAAACCAATCAGTGAAACCATTCCAAACATTCTTAATTGGTTCAACTACTTTGCTCCAGGCTTCGGATGCTTTATCCGCAATTCCTGACCACCATTGACTTAGACTATCAGAGATACCTGTCCAAAATTCATTAAACCAGTCTGTGAGTCCACCCCACACCTCTTTAATCTTATCTCCAGCAGCGCCAAATTTTTCGCCTGCCCACGATGAAATCTTATCCCATATTCCACCAAGCCAATCAGTAAAGACTTGCCATTTTTCTTTGACCCATTCGACGATTTCGCCCCAGTTCATAATAACGATTATTATTCCTGCAATAGCAGCAGCCACTCCAGCGATTATTCCTACTAATGCGCCCACTGAAATTCCTAAACCTGCTGCTAATGGAGCAATGAATGTTAGTGCTGCTCCTAAAGCTACTAAACCAGCAACGAATGGTGTAACTACTGCGACAGCAACACCTAATGAAGCAATAAATTTTTTCATTCCTGGACTTAACTTATCGAATTTTTCCCCAATTGAAGTTAAGCTCTTCACAAGAGGTAATAAGACTTTTGCAAGTTCTTCACCAATAGGAGCAAGTCCAGTTTTTAAATCTTGCATTGCCCCATTAAGTTTATCCATATTTGTTACGCTGTCTTCTGATGCTTTCTTAGCCGCACCACCAACATCGTCATACGCATCTGACGTTCCATTTAAGGCCTTGATAACTTTCATGGAATTATCTTCACCGAGTGCTGACCAAACGGTAGAAGCTCTATTCAATTGTTCATATTGGCCGTCCATTTTTCCAAAATCATCAATCATACTTTTGATGACTTCTTTTTGTGATCCGCCGCCTTTTTTCCATTCTTCAAAGGCTGATTTTGTACTATCACTAAACATATCCATGTTTTTTTCAAAACGTCCATCAGCTAATGAAATACCCATTTCTTTTACTAGGTCATTTACTTTATCCAAATTATAGGCACCAGCATCTAAACCGTTTTGAAGCATTGTGAATGTATCTTCTGCAGAAAACCCCATTTGTGACCAAAGTTGGCTATATTCCGCCATGTTGTCACCAAGTTCGTGGGTCTTATCAAGTCCGTTTTGAGCACCGACAGTCATTAGGTCCATTGCCTCTTGGGCTGTTAAACCAAAGTTGCTCATTAAACCATTTACGCCTCGCATGGTTTCATCCATATCCATGCCAAAGACTTTTTCTAAACCTAATGCTTGTTGTGTGATTCCTTGAAGTTGAGAATCATCTAAGTCTTTAATATTTGACTTAACAGCTTGGATCGCATTTGTAGCTTCTTCCATTGAAGGAGCAAAACCATCACGAGCTAAACCTCTTGCGGTTTCTTGAAGTTTTTTAGCTTCTTCGTCGGTCAAACCAAAAGCAGCTTGTAACTTTCCTTGACTTGCTTCAACTTGACCAGCTGAATCCATCGCCGCCGCACCAAATTCTTTTAGCTTATCAGCCATTTGACCAATTTTATCTGCAATTTCTAAACCTGCAAGGATTTTACCAGATTTCGCAACGCTTTCCATTCCGTCGCTTGCTTTTTCAGCAGGTTCATCCATTTGGTTTAATTCATCAGCTGTTTTGTTAATTGCCGCTCTTGTGCCATTCATTTCGGCAGCAAGATTATTCATTTTTGTTTTTAATTCTTGTGCAGCATTAGAACTTTTTCCTGATGCGGATACTTCTTCTTTATAAGCACTCTCAAGAAGTTCCATCTTATCAGCTTGTGCTTTATAAAGAGATTCCAATGATTGAATTTTATTTCCAACAGTTTCAGCATTTGTTCCAAACAATTTCATTTCTGAACTTGCTTTGTTTACTGCGGATTTATAACCAGAAATCGCAGTATCTGCTTCTTTCATCTGTTGATTAAAACTCTTCGTGCCGTCTCCTGCTTTATTTGCGTCTCCGCCAAATTCTTCAAGTTCACGGCTGACCGAGGCAAGTTCGCCTTTATTCCTAGCGATTTGAGCTGCCAAAGTGTTCATTGATTTCTCTAAATATAATGCCTCTTTAGAACTTTTTCCTGAAGCTTGAACTGTCTTTTCGTAGGCAACTTTTAAAGTTTCCAATTGTTCTTCTTGTTTATCAATCGTTCTAGTAAGTGCATCGTGTTTAGATTGTAATGTTTCTTGAGATTTACCGTAAGCCTTTAATTCAGCGTCGGTTTTTCGTACCTCAGATTGAAGAACGCCAAGCTCCGTTTTTGTTTTCTTAATGTTCTCATTAAGCTCGGACGTATTCATTCCGACTTTAATGTCTAATCTTCTTTCGTCAGCCACGAGTTAACCACCTACCCTTGCTTTTAATTAAAAGAAGCTTACTTTATCTATTGGTATTAAACCAATTGCTTTGGCTTTTCCTTTAGCCAATTTTTTCCTACGTTTCTTAGCGAGCTTTTCATTGTTCATTGCGCCATGAACTTCTGCTAGGTCATTTATTTTTATTAAGGTACTATCCCAAAACTCTTCTTCGGAAAGTCCTATTACTTTTCGCCCGATGTAATAAATTTGAGACCAATCAAAGTTGACGGGCTCAACTGGGCGAGTTAGTATTTCCTTCTGCGCCTAATAATTCTTGAAGAGCTTCTGATAGAGGTTCCAAATCACCAATGTCAATTCCATTTGCTACTTCGTCTTCAGTAAATTCTCTACCAGGGTTCCCTGCATTTAAAGCAGCTGTCGTAATAGAGATCAATGATTTAATTTGACCATTTTGGATTTTTTCCAATGCTTTATTAATATCGCCATACTGTTTTTCTAAAAAGTAAAGTGCGTTAAGATTAAATTTTAATGTTAAAGTTTGATCAAAACCTGATAGGTAAATAGATTGTCCTTCATTTTTTAAGTTCTTTGCTGTAATTGCCATACTTAATTTCTCCTCATCTTAATCTAGATTTTATTTAACTTCTCTATAATATATAGCCAATGTGGCCCTATTTTTTTATAAAAACGAAGAAGCAAATTGCCTAATTTACATAAAAAAAAATAAGGAGGATCAATTAAGACCCTCCTTATTTTTACTTTATTTTATTTTACTGCCGCGTTGTGCTAGTAGTCGTTACTGGATCAGTAGTAGTTGCACCATAAACTTTAGTGAACCATTCACTAATAGTTGCTGTATCCACACCAGCTCCATCTTCATTGACTGAAGCACGCCAGTCACCATTAAAGACTGTAGGTAAGAATGTACCTGTAATAGTCGTAGTTTGGAATGAGATAGAATCTTCTTTAGTTGCGTATTCATCTTCACCGGCTCCAAATGAACCTTTGTAAAGTACGACGTATTTATATTTGTTGTTAGATTTCAATGAGCGGAATGCCAAAGCAACCTTAGGAGCAACTTTATTTACGTTGTCGTGAACGACGCCTTTTTCATCGATTTCTAATCCCATTAATTTTGCTACGATTTCATCTTTGATGTCAGCTGTTTCCAATTCAACAGCGATAGATGAAATTGTTTGGTTAGAAATTAATGCAATATCGTCTGCATAAAAAGCATCATCTGAAGTAGATGGTGAAATTGAGGCAGACACGGCTGGAGCAATTTTAAATGGAGCTCCATATGCTAAATTTCCTTTTTCATCATTTTTTAGTGGAAATGCATATAAGTCGGATAAACCAATGCGTACTGTATCTTCCATGTTTGTGACCTCTCTTTAATAAATTATTCCTCGTCGAACGAGTTGAAAAAATAGTTCTTATTATAGTAAAGCACCCTATGATAATCATAAGGTTGTTCAGTTTCCGCGTATTCTTCACCATTACGATAGTCAAATTTATTTGCTTCTAATAGTTCGCGGATCTTTCGTTCAGCTTCGGTGAATGAAGCTCCATTCCTAGCGATAATATCGATTTTTAATCTATAAGTTACTTGAGCAATTTTATTTTCTGCTCTTCCACTTACATCATCTTGATAAGGTAGATAAACGGCATAAACAGGTTCCTCACCTGTACCAATGAAATACCCCTTACCAGCTGGAAAGTCAAGTTTGCTGAACATTTCATGTAATTCTTTATGAATGCTAAATTCTGTTTTTGGCATAACTATAACCCCATTGCACTAAAGACAATATCGGAAATTGCTTTCGTCGCATCTGATTGGCCTCTCTCAAAAGCGGGCTGCATAAATGGACGAGCTGTTACATATCCAACTACTTTGCCTTTTTTAGTCTTGATGACGTGACCACCTTCGACAATATGGCCCCAATAAACACCATTACGATATTTTCCTCGGCCCATATATGTACCAACAGATACATACCAGTTTCCAGTTTCATCACGTTTAGCGCTGCTAACTTTTATTGCTTCTTTTAAATGCTTGTCACTTTTTCGTCTTGAGGTATGAACGCCCGAACGAGCTAGCCTAAGAAATACGTCTCCTCCAGCTTTAAGAGCTTTCTTAGCACTCTTCTCACCTTGAGTGCCCATATTGCTAAGCTGCTTAAATAGTTCTTCGAAGCCTTCATCCTTGACGTAAAATCCGCCTCTAGCCATCTACTTTAATCTCGTCTCCTCGACTATTTTCATGGCTTGCGGTGAGAATTAAATATTCATTTCTAAACTCAGGATTGAAAATTCCATTTACTTGGTAGATTTTACCTTGGAATTTAATGAGCATTGCTTTCGTTACTCCTGGCCTGTAATAAATTTCAAAAGTAACACGTTCACGAGTGATGGTTTCTTTACCATCATTAATCTCCACAGGTTCCTCCTGATTTTTAATTTTTGCCCAAGGTTTTGCGAAAGGAACGAATACTTGTTTTTGGAAACCTTCTTCATCAGTTACCCATTGAATGTTACCTAATTCGATCTTACGATCCATTGCTCCTGATTGAGTCATAGGCTATTCTCCTTCGTATTCAACCATTGCTACTTGCCAATTGCGATGCATATCCAAGATACCTGAAAAGACAAAAGGTAATTCTTCTTTTGATGTATCCTCAGATAGGATGCCTCGATTCTTATACCAATGTTCGGCAATTGCCAATGTAGCGATCGTGATTTCAGATGGAACGTCACCATCAGTCCACTCAGCAAATGTCCATCCTAAATAAGTTTGGACAAAAGACTTAGCTGCGACTAAAATTGTATCAATGAATCTGTCATTATCGACGTCATCAAAGTCGATTCGCATATAATCTTTTAAGTCTTGACGTGTAAGGTCTTGCGGTAGTGTAGATTTAACTATTTCTTGGAGCGTATTTTCGTTTTTTTCTTCCAAAACTAACACCTCCACTAGTATAAAAATATAATTTTATTTACATAAAATTACGTTCTTATACCAATGGGAGAGCTGACCAGGCTCTCCAAGGTGTAAATGGATATAGGAAAAATCTTAGCCACGATAAAATAGGCCTCGATTATAATACTTTTTTAATTGCTTCTACATATTTATATGAACAAAAATCTTTATTTACGAAGGATAAATCGTCATTGAAAGGCGTTTCATGAACGTATTTTCCTTTGAAAAATAGATCTTCGCGATCTTCTGTCACTCCAGCATTATGATAAATTTTACATTTTTCCCAATTTTCTATAGGATCAGTTGCCCATACAAACTCAAATTCCTTAGAAACTACAGGTTTATAACCAAATAATGGCATATTCCATATTTGAGACCACATTTCTGCCGTCCATATTTGGAGATTTGTGTCCTGGAGGATGAAATAATCATACATTTTCACACAATCGTAATAAACTTTCTTCCAATAAGCAGCTTTTGGGCGTTTTACGTATACTTGAGCACCAATTGATGCATCAGATATGTCCTCTACTTGCTTTCGATCAATTCCAATAATTTCCATCATACGTTTGGCTATGTTTTTACCATTTTTGCAACCTTCAATGTAAGGTAAAGATAGATATCCTGAACAATCTGATCCGATCCACTCAGAATCGTCAGTTTCGTCAATGTTTGGAATTTCTCTAAATATTACGTCGGAATCAATGTAAAGAAAATCTTCATTTTCCATTTCTGGATTGGCTTCAAGAAATTTCCACCAAAGGTAAGGACGAATAGATGGAATGTAAGCTTTATTCGTTCGGAGGTCTTCATGCCGGTGAATGGTTATTGATGGATATTTTTCTTGAAGCCTATTAGAAATGGAAGGGTCAAAACTTGCGAAAAGTATTACGATGTCTTTAACTCCTAAATCAAGAAGGTTTTTAATAGATACCTCTAGCTCCCATTCAAATCTAACTATTTCTGGTTGCGCATATAATACTTTCATCAAATTCTCACCTTTCCATTCCTAATTATTTTATATGTAAATGGAGAGGAATCCGAAGATTCCTACTCCTCGATCTTTATTTATGATACTTCGTTAGGCCAACTTGACTTAACCTTCAGCTAACGTTGTTGTCGTCGTAGATGTTGAAGTTGACGTTGTCGTCGTTGTAGCTTTCGTCGTTGAAGTAGTCGTCGTTGGCTCTACCCTTTTGGGGCTGCAACTACGATAGCGTTAGGGTTGTAAACTTCTCCATCCATGTAAGTATCTAGAATAGACAATTGACCACCAGCTAATGCTTGAGTAGTATCTTGAGTAACGTTGATCATGTTCATACCTTTTTTGATCAACATTCCGTAACCAGCTTCGAAGTTACCGAAGACGATTTTGTTTTGATGATCAGCTCCGTTAAGAACATCTGATACATGAACAGGTGCGCCAAACAATGAGAATCCAGGTTTGCCGTCAACTAGTCCACGGAAGATTAGGTAAGTGCCGTCTCCATCTTTCAATTGCATTACTTTGTTGAACATTGGACGAGACATAATCCACATTGCTCCACCAAGGTAGCCAGGATTTAATGTTCCATAAATTGTCAATAGATCAGGAACATCGATCGCAGCATTAATTTCTGCTTTAAGAACATCTTTGTCACCAATGATTGGACGGAATACGTTAGATGCATCTTCACCGTCTTTAGCACCAACTAGAATACCGCGTTCAATTGTTTTAGCAACTGAACGAGTCAAACGTCCTTGTGCGTAACCTACGATATCAACACCTGCATCATTGATTAATTGGTTAGTTAATTGAATAGCAGCACCGACACGTTTTTGAGTCAAAGTAACAGCTTTCAATTTAGGTTGTAATTTGTTTGCATCAACAGTTTCACCGATGAATCCTTCATCAAAGTTTTCAGTTTCACGAGCAATTTTTAGGTTACCTGTAACTGAAGTAAATTTACGTACTGCATTAAAGATTGGAGAAGTTTCGCCTAACAATTCAATGATTTCACCATAAATTGTTTCAGGTACTAAAAATTCTCCTAGAGGATTAGCGCTGTTAATTGTAGCTTCATTTGAGTTAGAGAAAGTGATATCACGTAATTCTTGACCTTCTTGACGACGCAAGAATTGCTCCATTCCTCGTAATTCTTTTTCTTCTTTTGAGATAACTTTATCTTCCATTGTTTCTGCTCCTTCTTCATCAGCTGCCGCTAATGATCGTAATTCTTTTACTTGTTCCATAGATGCATCAAGTTTTGATACTTCTTGCTTAATTTCTGAAATGCGACTTAATTCAGTTTCTTCAAAGCCACGTGTTTCTTTTTCAACAGTGTCAGCCATTTCTTGCATTTCTGCCACTAATTTATTACGTTTTTCTAACATTGCTTTTAAATTAGTTTCCATGTTCAGGAACCTCCACAATTTTATGATTTTCTAACCAAGCACGAATTTCAGTTGCTTGTTTTTTCTTTTCTTCATCTTCGTCGTCAGTAGGTTTAGCTTCTTCAGCAGGTTTTTGATCGACGGGTTTAGCAGCTTCTTCAGTTGGTTTCTCAACTGGTTTTTCGTCTGCAGGTTTAGCCTCAGGAGCGGCTTCTTCAGTAGGTTTAGTATCTTCATCAACTTCTGGAGCTTTTTCCTCAGCTGGTTTTTCTTCAGCTCTTGTTTCTTCTCCTTCTTTAGGAGCAGGTTGTTCATCAGCAGGTTTTTCTTCAGCTGGTTGACCTTCAACAGGTTTAGCTTCAGTTGTTACTTCTTCACGAACTTCTTCGCCAGGTTGAGCAGTTTCAGCAGGCGGAGTCATTTGATCAGCAGGCAATGCAGGTACTTGAGCGGAAGCAACTTGTTGTACTTGCTCCATAACTTGCTTAGCCATTTCTAATCCTTCGAAAGCTGACTTATCAACGATTTCTTGAAGTAATTTATTTGTTTCTGCTTGATTCATTGCAAGAGTTGAAATAGCATCGTAAACCATTTTAGGTGTTACTTCTTGTTCGTTGTTCATACTATTTCCTCCAATTAATGATCGTAACTCATTATCTTTAGTTTCGATTTCAGGAACTTCTACATCAGCAACTTCAATTCCTCGAGCCTCCAACAATGTTGTAGGATAAGCTGGAGTTTTTAAAGCAGAGATTTCATATAGTTCAATTTCATGTATCGTACGTAAAGGCATCCCATCAGAGGCTAAGCTCCAATTTTCATCCAATACTTTCATACCAAAAGACAAACCTTTAATGATTCCGTCTCTTACTAATACATATAGATCTTTACCAAAACTAGTTTCAGAAATCTTAGCGTCGAAGTAAAGTCCTACTTCATCTTCTTCTAAAAATAGTGAATCATTTTCAGTTGAGGCTAAAATTTTCTTTGTGTCGTGATCGACCAAAAGGTCAATCGATTCTTTTAAGCGTCTTGCTTTAGCAATAGCTTTTTGGAAAGTGCCTGGTGCGATAACTTCACGCCATTTTTTCTTTCCTTCTTTACCGAGAATATGACTAGCTGCATCAGTAGCAACATAACCATGTAATCTTAGACCATCAATCTCCTCCAAATCAGGATTGAGTTCGAGGTCAAGAGCTCTTAACTCGATTTCCTTCAAGATGTATCACTCCTTTATGTTTCTTTTTCAGCAGCTTCAACTTTAGCAGCCGCTGCACTATCCATCGTATTCGGAACAATAAATTTATCTTCACTAGGACGATAAAGAACTGAACCCAAACTAAATTTATAGAAATCAGGAATCTCTGTGTTTGATCTATCGATTTCTGCGCGTGCTTCGTAGAATGAAATTAAGTTTCCATCGAAGGCAGCTGAAACTGCTTCTGTCTTTTCTTTCATTGTAAGTTGCACAAGTTTAGTTGTATCCATTTTAAATGAATATCCTTCGTCTTTCTCCTCTTCAAGAAGTAGTTGTTTATTTACCGAATTTTCGATAGCTGAAACGATTGGGTTGATACATTGCTGTAGGAAAGCAATGTTTCCTTGTTCACTTGAACCATATTTGTTAGCATCAGCACTAATCATAAATTCTGGAATGTTAAAGATTTGTGAAATAGCACGAGTAATGTATGCTCTTAAATCTTTCATTTGGAGTTTTTCAGGATCTAAAGAAACTGGAGAATATTGTAAACCTTCTTCTAAGATAATGGTTTTACCAGCATTTTCTGAACCTGCATACAAGTTCGAAAACGAACTCTTCAAATTCATAAATGCTTTTTCACTAAGTTTCTTCTCTGTCTGAAGCACAGCAATAGGTGCTGATCCATTCTTCATTACAGCTTTAGAAAATGCTTGTTCTGCTAAGGCTAAGCGAAGCAAGTCTTCATTTTGTTTTAGGACGCCTCGTCCTGTCAGGCCATCTTTTGAATCACGAAGAACTGTTAATAATTGCCATGAATCGAATGTTCTCGATCCACCGAAATCATTAATCGTTGTTCGGGCGAATTTCTTATAAACGTCTCTCGCAAAAACTTGTGTTGTAATCTTTTTACTTTCCAAGAGATAAAGAGCTTTAATAGTGTTTAAATTTCTTTCGATTACAGAATTAGAAACTCCGTAAAGTAAATAGTCACGTGCAAGTGCGCGTTTAAAAGTATATGCATCCATATTTTCGTTAGGTTGTTTATTTAAAATTCGTAAACGATTATCGTCATGTTGACGAACAACCTCACCTGTTTCAGGATTTCGTTTCACCAGATCAAAAGGTAATTGCCCAATCGCTGACGTGATTAAGTCAACAGCTGAAGCAATGGCAGGAATGGAAAGCGCTTCTTCCTCGGTAATGGCAGTTTCTCCACCAAAGAAAGAAGAAAGGGCAGTTTGACCATAGCTTACTGAATTACCAGCAATTGGTCCTTGGTTTTCTTTTTTGAACATATCAAATAAGCCCAATTTGCTACCTCCCTATAAAATATATAATCCTCGGTTTTCATAAGAACTTTTGCCTTCGTCTAATTCTGTTTGCCATAAGGTCACAGCATCAATCGTTGCGGCAAGCATATCTATTTTACCATTGGATTTTTTCTTATTTACGTAACTATTTAAATTAGTATCAAATACTTCACGAGCATTTGCTACATTTCGTTCAAATAGACTGTTTGGTTCATAACCAACTTTTTGTTGGATAACATACTCTTTAAATAATTTCGTAGGAGCGTGTAAAACACTAGAATGCTGCTTAACTTCAATAACGTCAAGACCACCTTCATCGTTCCATCTATTTACTGAAGAAATAGCATTATACTTATCATAACCAATTCCAAGTATTTTTACACCATATTCTTTTTCAATATTTAATACGAAATTTTCTATAAAGCGATATGAAACAATTCTATCGCCACATGCAAATGCATATCCGTTTTCAATCATCATACGATAATCAATTTTTTCAATCTTGCTTTTTTGTTCAATATTTTCTCCAGGAATAAATGCCCAACTTTTAACATAGAACTTATCCTCGTAGAAATCATAATGAACCATAGAGACAGCAGTGTTATCATCTGACATCGCTAAGTCGACGCCAAGATACACTTCTTTACCTTCCCAGTCATAAGGACCGTCGAGTTTGTTTTTGCGCAAGTCTTCCGTACTAATGTAAACCTCAGAATCATCACCATCAACGAAGATGTTCATGTGCTTTGTCTTAAAGTTCTTCTGAGCGGATGGTACTTCTAGTGCTTTCTTACGTTGCTCTTTCAGGTAATCGAAGTTTGCCTCAATATCTATAGCAAGTGGATTAGCTTTTAGCAATTCATTATCGTCAGTCCATTTTTTATTATCATCAGGACGGTATAACATTGCAAATAACTTATCGTCATCAACTTGTCCATGAATAACCTTAGTAGCATAATCAACTTCTTCAGTCATCGGATTATTTAATGATTCATAAGCAGTGGAAATTAAGATTCCAGTACGATTGACCATGTTCATCTGAGAAGACTTCATGGCATCAATCGGATAACGAGTTCTTAAAGCTCCAACTTCATCCGCAACGAACACATTGGCTTTACGACCATCCATACGGTTTTCTGACGTTGCTAATGGAACAAATTTACTTTTAGTTAGTAAACAACGTACTTCACCGCGAACGATTTTGAAGTGCTTACTAATTAGAGGACTCTTTTCAATTTGTTGCTCCATTTCTTTTTTAACGATAGATGATAGTTCTCTATCGGGAGCGACAGAGTAAAACTCTGAATACTCAGGTTCGATAAGTAACAATAGGATAAATAGTAAAGCGACCAAGAATGTTTTACCACTCTTACGTCCAATTAATAAAATAGATTGTTCGTATCTTCGCTTTTCATGATTATCTTTATACTTCCAACATAAAACATTCATAATGAAGAACCATTGGAAAGGAGCCAATGAATCATGAACAGGTAAACCTTGACGAATACCTGACGCCATGTTGATCAGCTTCGTTAAGTTAGTAATCTTTTTCGCTAACTCAACATCAAAGAAGTAAGAAAAGTTAGGATTGTCCTCTTGTTTCAAATCTTCTAAGAATGATTCGCAAATTTGATGAATATCTTTGTTTGTTGGAAAATTATCATCTATAACATCGACGGCATATTTATAAGCAGGATGGTCTTTAAACCAATCGCTCATAATCATACCTCCAATTAAATAAACTTAGAAAAATTGGTTTTCTAAACAGCAATTAATCTAAGTGATACAGGCTACCAAGGATTCGAACCTTGACTAATGGTTTTGGAGACCATTGTGCTACCTTAACACTTGTAACCTAAGGTACTCCGACTTTCGTCGGAGAGTTTATTTATGAAAAAACTTAGTAAATAAATAAATAAAAAGAAAAAAGAAAAAGGAAGTTATGACTAGAAAAAGGTGAATACACAGGTGAGTCTTTACGACTCAACGGAAGCAGTAGGACTCGAACCCACAAGCCGACCAAACGACTAACCGCTTTCAATGCGGGTGCAGTACCAATTATGCTTATGCTTCCTATATGTTAAGGAGGCTCAAAACCGAAACTCTCCTCCTAAGTTTTTTGACTACGCCGGTATCCAGTTTTCAAAGATCAGTTTCTTAAAGCTTGTAGCAATGGATCCTCTTCCTCCTGTTTAGCTTCAACTTTCATTTGGCTTAAACTTGCCCTTGCTGAAGGAGATAATCCAAGCTGTGTACACAGTGCTCTATACTGACTTAAATATGCTAGTTTAGTTTTTACCATTGGGTGTTCTTTTGGAATTGAGTTTCCAAATTTGTCATACGTATCATACTTGATTCCTTCTAATGCCAAGATTTCATCAGCCTGTTTCATTTTAGATAAACAGTCGGCTGTTTGTGAAAGAATAGGAACGTCTAAATTTGATAAGAAATTAGATTCACTAAATTCGTTAATTAAAAATTCATAATATTCTTTTGCATACTCGTCGAGATCATCAGGTACGATCCAAACTAAATTATCGTTTCCTGCCATTTGTTCTTCGACTTCAGCACGTTCATTTAAAGATTCTTGTGTTTCGCTTTTTCCTGCTTTAACTATTGCAGGTTTTCTGGGACGACCCATAATTATATCACCTCTTTCATTGGATAAACTCTTTTCATTATGTAATCATGATAAGGTTTTTCTTCCAATGAATATCTTTTTACACAAGGATAGGAAATGTTTAAACCTTCAGCAGCTTCAATCATGCTATCGTATATAGTAACTTTTTTAGTTTTAATATTTGTTACTTCTATTTTTTTCGATTGTGAATTTTTACCGCCTTTATGTTTGCCAATATTTCCTTCTTTAATTTTTAACTTTGTATCTTCATTTAATTTTGAACCTTTTCTAGCTTTTGACATTCTTTCTTTAGCTTCCTTACTATGAGTCTTTCCAAAGAAACCATTATTTTCTCCAAAAGCTTTATAACCAAAGGCTTTATTTAATAAATTATAATTTTCATTATCTTTATTATCTAATGAATATTTTGTTTCAAAATCATAAGCTTCTTTTCTATCATCAAACATCTTAACGATATTTACTTTCAATAGATCTAAATCTTTAACGATATTTTTATAATCGTCATTTCTTTGTTTAAAATCAAAAGCTCTTGATATTGTGCCGCTTCCAATATATATAATTTCTTCATTATATATATGTTCATATACTACATAGGTTTTTGCTTTTATGATCATAGCTTAAATTCGTCCTCCTCTTTTAAAGAAGGTACTTGCCATTCGAAGTCCAATTTATCATCTATTCCTAACTGAACGTTACACGTTTTACATAATGTAATTGTGTTATTGTAATCATACATAAGATGAGGAAAATGAATTCTACTTTTAATGTGGTGAACTTGTAATTCATCGCCATTAATAATTCCATATTTAATGTAGCAACGTTGACACATATGATCATCACGATCAATGATACGTAATCTAAATCGTTGCCATTTCTTACTCATTAAAGGAGCAAGTGTTTCCTTATTCTTTTGATAATATTGTCTACGTTTAGCATTTCGAATTTCTCGATTCTTTTCCATACCTGGGCATTTATGATCAGGACCAGCAATTTTTCCACAGTATTTACATACATATTTCCTTGTCGTCATCAATGATCAACTCCCAGTTTATTTCCTCGTCAGTCTCATCTAATAAAATAGAATGACCACAATTAGGACATTCATCATTAATAGAATAGTCAATAGGAAAATCGCAGTTGGGACATACAATAATATTTTCCATAAGCTAAACTCCTAAAGTTTAACTCTTTATCTCTATAATATATAGCCATTGTAACTTCATTTTTTTATATATATTGATGAAGTTTTTTCATTTTTTCTTTAAAAAACTATATACATATACATGTAGAAAGTATATAATATAAATATAATCAATAAACAAATAAAAAACGAAAGAGGTAAAATCAAATGAGAAAAACTTTATTATCATTAAACATTGACGGAGCATTCTGTGATATTGATGTAATCTTCGAAGAAGGTAACGAACAAGAAACTTATTTAGAAATGGTCGACGAAATGGGGGATTCCTTTTACATTAACGCTGGTGAGAAAAATGAAGAAGTAGGAATCGAGTTCATAAACATCTATAATGATGCTTACGCAGGAAGTTGGACAGCTCATTTAAACATCAACGGAATGGAAATGAAATTTTACTTGGAGGACTAATATGTTCGTAATTAAAAAAGATTACGACAATGTCATTAAGAGAAACCTCGAACTCAAGGAAACGATTCGAGGTCTCCAAAATGACGTCGTAAGAATCACAAGACAAAAAGAAGCTGCCTATAAAGATGTTAGTCTTTATCGTCGAGGTTGTGAAAAGATATCTAATGACTTACAGGCAATCTCATCGGATCTTAATAAGGAAATAGATAATCTTAAGGAAAAACTTGAGAACGCGAATAACATTTCTTTAAGAGGAAAAGATCTTTACGTAATTCATTATTACGACTCTAAAGATAGAATGTATCGTTCTTTTAATGTTCTTACTACTTCACAAAGAAAAGCAATCTTATGTTTTCGTAAGAATAAACCTAAGAACATTGCAGACATAGAAGATATCGTCGTGATGTCTGACATTATTATTTATGAAGGAGAGGATGACAAATGAAAATTGTCGAAGGTGATACATTAATAGGAAGGAAATCTAATTGGGATGTAGGAATCACAAAAGGAGATCTTTACTTAGTGGAGAAAGATGTGTATGGTCTTTACATTAGTCTTGGATATTCTTATCTTTACTTTGAAGGAAATGAACAAGTGTTTGACGAACTTCTTAAGAAGATTAATGATATGAATAGTCCTAGAGAGTTATATGCTGTAATCTTCATAGAAGATGGAACTTCTTTTCTATTAGGTGCTTATACTTCATTAGGAAAAGCTAGAGGGTCTATGTCTAATTCAATGCGGCAACATAAGTTACGAGTAGGTGCTCGTGAAAGAGAGTATCATATAAAACGATATGTATCGGAGGACTATGTATGAAAGTAGGAACGAAAGTAAAAATTCTTCGTGAACTCGATGATGTTTATTGTAAAGATTGTGAAGGAGTAATTATTTCAATAAACCAATATGGAGGAGAAATTCTTATCTTTAAAGTTGAATTTATTAATAATAAAGGAGAAAAAGATGTTTGTCTCTTTTTTGATCAAGAATTGGAGGAGTTAAAATGAAAATCGTAAAAGCAACATTTTGTATAATCTTATTAGTAATGTCTAACATCGTACCTTTCTTAGGACCTCTTTTAATGTTGGTTATCATTATGGGAGTCTATGGTCATAGTGCAAAGAAAGAGATGTTACGAATGATGGAGGACGACGATCCTAGTCGTCTCATCGAATTTAAAGTTCGTTATCGTCGTATGAAATACATTCATCTTAATGAAGAAATGAGAATTAAATGTGAAGAAACAATTGATCGTTGGGAAAGAATGAAATTAGCTAACGCATAAATAAATATGAAGACAAGGAGAAATAGTAATGACAGAAGAAATGAAAAGAACTGCTAACCTTAGACATGGAAAAGGTAGAAGAAATTTCCGTTGTGTAATTGGAGAAGATAGATATGACGGACGTTGGCTTCGCTTTAATGTGGATGGAACGATTACGCGTGTACAGAAATCAAGTCGTGCTACGATTTTCTCTTCAATCCAAGCTGCAGAGAAAGCTATGGAAAATTATGGGGTAGAAGATTTTGGTTTAACATTCTTTCCTGTGACCAATTATAGTGGATTTACTTCAGCGAATCGTAACCAAGGTAGAGAACGATTACCTCAAATTATCATTGATGAAATAAGCAGTGAGACTGTGAAAGAGTGGATTTGGCAAGATCCTACATTTTCATTGAACGATTTAGAGGATGAATACATTGTGAAACATAGTAGAGAATTAAAGAGCGAAATCATTACAAAAATTAGTAAGTTGATTGATGTTCATCAAGTCGCAGACTATTTCTACGCAAAGTCTAAAAGTAGCACGGATTCTAATATAGAATATTTGAAGGCGCATGAATGCCAAGGATGTAACATTTGCGATGAAATCCAGGAGATGGCAGCTTTCCTGGATCGTAAGGAAATGTCGAAATTCTTCCATGTGATTACTCTCCAAGATACGAATCGTAAAGAAAGATATGACACAGATGACATTGAGGAATTGGCACATATGTATAAAGATTTCGTTCCTCTTCGCTTATCGGGTTATAGTATGAAAACGATAGGTAAGTTTTACGGTCTTTCGGAAGATGAGCATCGTGCATTCTTCGATAGGTTGGCAAATAGCTCCTATCACGAAGTCATAGGACGAAATAAGCGAGGACTTAAACGAGGAGACAAAAGAACTTTAGTTGAAACGTAAGCCATTAAGGTTTACGTTTTTTATATTTTTAGATGAAATTTTTATTAGTAAAATTTTTTATAAAATTTAAGTTTTTCTTATAAAATTCTTTAAGACAGGTGTCAAAAAATATTTCGTTTTGGTACTTTTAGTGAGATCTGACGTCAACAACGTATTATCTACATTTCTCCATTTTTTTCTGACGGATAGGCCGGCTATAGAGAGAGACGGAGTCGGGTGGCTGGTTCCGCGAGGTCGTGCATTGATGCTGCATATAACACTCATATCTTCACTCATTACATTCATTGATGTAAAATGTGACGAAATATTGTGCACAAATATATGATCACTCATTCATATATAATGCATTACACACTCACACTCATGCATACATATCATACACTCCTATCATACAGCTTATACACTACTCTATATCCTTCTATATCTATCTATCTATAATAGAGCAAATATAGTGCTAAAAATAGTGTCAAATATAGGTTAAAATAGCACTAAATATCGTCAAATATATGTACTATTTCTATATTATTTACCTTATATATTCGTCTATATATTCGTACCTATATAATAGACGTATAAAATAGTGCCATAATATTGTGCTTATATTTTATCCCTATTATTTATCCTATTATAACTGCCTTATATAATTGCCTGTAGAATAGTCCTATCTATTAGTCCTTCTATTTATTACCAGTCATATATGGTCAACAATTTCTATCTCTCTATTGTCCATTCATTTATATGGATAGTATATGGACCAATTGGCTGGCTGTCTATATCTATCTATATTGGCTGGATATATAGACGGATATATTAGTGGATATATATGGCAGCTATTCTATCGGCTATTCTATCGGCTATCTAGGCTATCTATTATATATTATTATTTATATTATTATTTATATT